AAACAGTGATAAGATATCGGATATATTAAACAGTAAAATAGGTGCCTCAACATGTATTAACCCTTCATATATAATTGAAAAATTAGAGGAGTTGAAATTTGATATGATGAATTCTGCTCTATCTGGAGGTGTAGTTGGATCAGATGATGTAGAAAGGATTTTGACTAGTCGTTCTTTCGATGATAAACTAAAAAATTATTTTGGTGACTTATCTATAGGGTTTAAACCTGAAAGACCAAAAGAAATGGTGGATAATACATATACAGGTGGTCCTAGAGATGCCAATGATATGAATACTATGGTTTTAGATCCTTCAGGTGGATTACAACGTAGTTACTATCAAAATTTACAAAATATTAATCAATTAAATGTTGCGGCACAAACTAAATACAATAATGATTTAAAAGATTATAATGAAAAAATAGAATTGCAAAAAAAATTAAATAGTTTAGGTGATGAATTTAAAGAAAATTTAATTTTTTACAATAAATATGATAAAGTTTTAGAGATAATCGATGAACATAATATTATAATTTCTTTACAAACGAAAGAAAGACATGAAAATGCCTGTTCAAATCCAGTTTATAAAACAGTTTCTTTACCTGTAGGTTATGGGGCACCAGGATCTGGTGGACATTCACCTGAAGTAGATGAGACTTTTGAATGGAGTGATGTATGTAAAAACAATGGTGGTATGTTTATGACACCAACAAATCCTTCAGTTAGGTCAACAGGAATGTCAAATATAGGATTTACTGATAATAAAACTATTTGTTGTTGTGTTAAACCAAATGGTACTGCAAAGGTGACTGTCAATGGGGTTGGGGGTGACTATGTTGTGGATATTAACATTAAAGATTGGTGTGGTAAATCTATTGGAGATATTAGAAGTGGATGGGAAAAAGTAGAGGATTGGACATCTGATTGTGCGTCTGATTGGCATTGTTTAGCAGATATAGGTTCAATAGTTTCATTGGCATTTGGTCCTGTGGGGATATTGGTTAGTGGATTAATAGATTTAGTTAGTGCGATAGGTTATGTTGTAGAAGGTGATGAAGGATGGGAAATTAATAGCAGTTTAACTGCATTAGGTGCATTAGGTGGTTTAGGAGAAGCATTAAAATTGGCAGGTAAAGGAAGTAAATTTACCGCCAAATTAGGTGAGTTAGGTAAAATAACTACACAATATGGTGATGATTTAATAGGGTTAGAAAGAGAAATCGCCCAATGGTCAAGAACATTAAATCCTGAAGAGTTGAAGATGTTTGATGAATTTAAAGAATTATTAAAGAAGATTGACGATCCAAAATATAGAGATTTAATTACTGATTTAAATAGACAAGCAAAAAATTTAGATTCACAACAAAAGGGTGTGTTAACTAATATATTTAAAAACGAAGATCCTAAAAAAATAGAAGAATTATATAATAAATCTGGTAAAGATTTAAATAAGATGGTTAATTCATACTTTAAAGGTGTGAAACAATTTGTGATACAAGGTTCTCTATTCGCAGGATTATATGTATTTAGTGAAGACATTGCAAAAGGGTTACAAAACCTTTATTTAAATTACGGTTTTGACCCATTAGGAATATTTACAGAAACAGGTGAAATAGATCAAGAACAATTATCTCCAGATTACACTGACATCATTTCTAATGATGAGAAAATTGATTTATTAGCGGATAAATTAAGTGAGAGTGGTTTTATAGATAAAGATACTTTTATTGAAGAGACTACATTATTAAGTAATTTTTCTATTAAAATTTCAGAAATTTTAAAAAGTAGTATTGGGAATTCTCTTTTAAATTCAGTTACGGCACTTAAAAAAGAGGTATCATATCAAATTGATGGTAGGAGATATAAACACAAAGATATTAAAGAAGTTACTGATTTAGTTATACCTATTTTAGATGGGATAATTAATAAATCTGTTGGTGAACCAGAATCCATCCAAAAAATATCTAATGTTATTATTAAATTAAAAGATATTGAAAAACCTAAGGTACCAAAAGAAGAAAAGACTGCAGTAATTGCAACAGGTAATAAAAAATTAACTCCTGACGAAATAAAAACTTTTCAAAACTTTTTATTAGAGGTGGAGGAAGAGGTTGATGATGAAATCAATAAAAATGAATCATATAAAAAATCAAATATGAAACTAAACGAAGAAATAAAAAGAATAAAATCATTATTTACAAATGAAAGGTTATATGGTAATTTAGTAAATGAAGTTTGTGATAATGAAGCAGATGCAATTAATTTTCTTAAAGATAAAGGGTATATTGTAAGGGCTGGTAATGAAGGAGATTTATGTTTAGGTCCAAACACTGAATTGGGTGTAATTTATGAAAAATATAAAAATGATACTACGTTATCTTTTCAGTCGGGTACATCTCCAGATGGTTGTTACTTAGGTATATTTAGGAAAACTAAAGTTGATAGGGAACAACATTTTTATTTAGTAAATCTTTTTGAAAAAGAATTAAATGAAAAGAATAGATTTAATATGTATTATATGTTTAATGACTACGATGCATGTGAAAAGGTAATTAATGTTGGTGGTAGATCTTTAAAACTAATAATTACAAAGGATGGTTACGATGATTCGACTGGTGTAGTAGGTAGTGGTTTAAAATTTGTTAAGATTGAAGGTTTTTGGGAAAAAGATGGGTCTGATTACAAACTTAAAGGCTCTAGTTCAGTTAAGTTAATGGATAAAAATAATAAAATGATTAAACTTTTATTTAATATTAATATTCTCGGTACTAATGTACCTATTAATTTAAATAGTTTAGTGGATTTAGATAATAATACAGGAGGTAGCGCTGAAATATTTAAAGACAGTACAGGTACTTGTGTTACATTATCTTCGTTTTTAGAAGAAAAGTTAGTTTCACCTTTAAGTGGGGAATTTACATTAAGTGATTTAATAAGTAAAATGAAAATATAATTTATGAAAAAGAATTTAAATTTAGATAGAAATAAGTTTAGACTTATGATGGAACGAATTGAGGGTAGACAAACGTTCAATCAAGTAAGTGAAGGTATAAAAATGATTATTACGGAAGGAATCGGTGATGATTTAATTAGACTTTCAAGAAGTTTAGTGAGAGGTATGGGTTCCAGTAGTGAACTAATGATAAATAGAATAGAGTCTGCCATTTCATCTATGAGTAAGGCAATAGATGATTATGATTCAGCAATTAGAAATCTTACCTCAGGAGGTTCTTTTGAAAATTTAAAAAACTTATTAAATGCGAAAAGTTTAAGAGTTACTATGGATAATTTTAGTACTCAATTTGCTAATACGTTAGGGAACTATTTTAAAGAGTTAGGTGTGGTAGTAGATTATACTGCAATGAAAAATTATATTAGTGGTTTGTCTAATGAAATACCAACTGACTTACTTAGAAATCTTAATGAATCACAAATTAATGATTTAATTAGTGTTAATTATTTGATGTCACAATTAACTAAAACTGATTTTGCTTTAGATAAATTAAACAAAATAAGTGAGATGTGGAATAAACTTAATAAACCAGAAGATTTTAGATCACTTGTTTTAGGGTTTGTCAGTGAAGATGGTGTCAAATCAATAGATGAGATTGAAAATACAATTAAAATGTTAGATGATTTAAAAAATGGATCTACACCAAAAGAATTAGAATTATATGACATATGGAGGAGAATCAAATCTCAAGTTGGGTTGGATGAGTGGGATGGTACTGATTTTAAAACCTTATTTAAAAAAGCCTTTTCATTAGATCCAAAATATAAAGTTTTAGAAAGTAGTTTTTTAAATAAACTAAAAATATGGCAATCAAAAAAACTATCACTTACATTAGATAAAATTAAAAATAAAGATTTAGATTGGGATAATAGTATAGTTTTTTACAATAAAAATAATGATCCTGAAACTATTTTTATTTTAGAATTTAAAAGTAAAAAAGATTTAGATAATTACAAACAAATATTAAAAGATGGTGGGATAGATTTTACTGAGGCTAAGACTAGAGAAAATGGAACAAATGCGGTAGAAGAGTTGGCTAGAAGAGACCTAAGAATTAGAAACATCAAAATTGGTATCTACGTTACAATAGCATCTTCAGTTATTATTGGGGCATCTATATGTCTTTTATCTTCGGATGAATTAACACCAGAACAAATTGCATTAAGGAAAAAAGGTGGCGGTGATGGAGCCATTAAAGAAAAAGGTATATTCACTAAATTAGCGGAGTGCGTTGGTAGTATTTTTCAATCTATTAAAAATTTAGGTAAGGATATTGCAATGTCAATTTTTGAGGAGGATATATTAGGACCTATGCAAGAATTTAATGGGTATATCTTAACTGAGGTAGATAAAATATGTCCTAAAGACGATAGTGGTGACAAAAAATGTTGTATGGACTGTAATAACGATGAAAAGTTAAAATCTATTATTGCAAAACCAGAGTTTTGGAATAAATATGAAACTGCAGTTAGAAATATTGATCCTAATATATTAAAGGGAAAAGTAACAGGTATGGGCGTTGAAGATCCTGAGGTAATAATACAGGAAATTCTAAATGAGGCAAAAAACAATGAGAGTGTAAGTAAGTACTTAACTAAAGATGGAAAACCTATGAGTTTTGTAGAAATTCTAAGAATGGAGTGTAATAAGAAAGCATTACCTTGTGTAGAAGAAAGAGTTAAAACTCTTTGGGATGAAATTTTAACTATTGTCGAATCTAGTGATTGTAATTCATTACAAAATGAAGTTAATGTAAAAATTCAAGAAATGAAAACTTATGGAGACGCAGGATATCTAACTGTGGATGTAAGTGACAAAAATAAAGAAATCCCTAAAGTTTACATTGATATAATGAAAAGATCCGATATATTTGGTTCCGTAACTACAGTAGATGAATTTTTCATAACATTAAATAATTGGATTAATAAGGTAGTAATTGAGGCTAAATGTAACACAGGTTCAGAAAGTACTGAAGTTGTAAATGCGGAAAACGTTGTCGATGAATTTACAAAATGGTGTGATGAAAATGGTAAAGATGAAACCAAATCAAAAAGTTTAATGGAGTTTCTTTGGACAGAGGGTGTAGCACAATTAGATTGTGGTGGTGGTGCGGACAGTATTGAAGGAATGTTTAGTCCAACTCAAGAAAGAAAAACTATGACTAAATATCAGGTATTTTCTATTTTCGATGAATATTTCAAACCAATATTCCCATCTATAGATAGAATGGATGATGATTGGGATGACGCTTTCAACTACTGGTACGATAAACAAAAAAGTTTGTGTAATTATTAATTTTTTAATATTTACAAGAAATAAAAGTTTTATATAATATAATTTATGAGTGATAACCAATTAAGTCCAGATTATGTTCCAGAGGAATATAGGACACCGTATGATATTATAGAATTACCTTCACAAGGTATCCTATACAAAAATAAAGTTAAGTCAGTTAAGGTAGAATATCTAACTGCAATGGATGAATCCATATTAACTTCGCCTAATATTTCTAGTGGTGGTAAAATAATAGATGTACTATTAAAAAGAAAAGTTAAAGATTTAGGTTTTAACGTAGAAGATTTATTAGTTGGTGATAGAACCGCACTGATGATTTATTTAAGGGTTACTGCATTTGGGGAAGAATACAATCAATTAGTTTATAGTCCAAGTTTGGGTGAAATCGTTGAGGGTACAATTAATTTATCTACTCTCAAACAAAAAAAATTAACTGTAAAATCTGACGAAAATGGTGAATTTGACTACGTTTTACCAAAAACTAAAAAAAGGATAACTTTTTCACTTTTAACTGGAAAAGATGAGGAGGTAGTTGATATTAGAGATAAAGAAGATTCAAAAAGAAATCCTGATGGTGTGTCTAACAAAATCATTTTAAATTTAGAACAACAAATAAAATCCATTGATGGTGAAAGAGATAAAATAAAAATCTCAAATATAATTAAAAAATTACCAATTATAGATTCTAGATCTTTAAGAAAGTATATTGATGAGATAACACCAGGATTAGATTTTAAAACTACTGCAAGGACTCAGGGGGGAGAGTCCGTAGAAACCTTTCTTAGATTCAACTCGACTTTTTTCTGGCCTGAACTCTGAATATCTAATGTATCTTCATAGAGAAATTAATTTCTTAGTTAGATATTGTGGGTACACATATTCCGATCTGATGGTTATGCCGACATTCTCAAGAAGAATAATGGTAAACGAAAATCAGAAAAAATCTGATTAATTAATATTTTATCATTTTTATAATATTTATATAAAAATAAATGCGTTATGGTATATAAAAAAAATGGTAGAGTATTAGATATTATTTCTTATCTAAATGAATCCATAGATCATCTTTTAGAACAAGATGTTGTTGTCACACCATATGGAGGTGATAATGTGAAAACAAAAAAACAAAAATTCATTGTAGTTGAAAATGGTCAATTACCACCTAACACAGATAATGAATTCTATATAGAATTAAAAGATGCACTAATGTATAAAAGTGGTGTTAAAGTTGGTGATGAAATAGAAATAGAGGTAGCCGATTTAGATTCTATGGATGAAGAAGGTATTTTAGAATTCCTTAAATCAGATGAAATTGATGCAAAAACTTTAGAAAAAATAATTTTAGGACAGAGAACTACTTTAAGAGTAGGTGGTAAAATTATTAAATATGGTCCTAGAACTCTTAGAAAAATGCAACAAGCCGCTAAAAAGGCAGTAGAGGCTAAAAGATTCGTGGACAAGTATGGTAAAAAATCAGAACATAGTTTATGTTATTGTTTACGTTTATTTGATGAACATACTGATGATGCCACAGGTGACGCAGACAAATCGATATATCTAACAGATGTTGAGGATCAACCAGATTTTATACAAGAAGAATTAATCAATACTTGGGATTTTTGTGAAAGTAAATACGGTTCTAAAATTAATAAAAAAGATGATAGACAAGATACAAAAAAAAGTTGCGATTTTTTAGAAAGTTGGTATGAGGAGGGTGAGTCAATATTAGATGATTTAATTTCAGATTTACAAAAATCTTTTAAGGTTGTTGGTTATGATAAAAAATCGAGTGAAGAAACTAAATATAATAAAGAAAAAAAGACACCTGCAGAAAAAATAATATTACACGATTATGTCGAAATAGAATTTAGTAGTGATGTAGTACATACACCTAGAGGTGGAACCCCTAATGTTTTATTTAACAGTGGTGATATTATTTTATTTGAGATATTAAAAACTTATGGTTCTGCAAATGATACTGTTTTAGTACAACATGGTGGGGATAAATTTATTTTAGGTTTTGAGACTGCTACAGTAAAAAAAGCACAAAGTGATAATACTTTTTGGGTTTTAGATAGTAGTGGTGCAGTAAGTAACATCAAAACTACTTGGGACGGTAAGATAAAATCTTTTAGAGATAATTAAAAATTTTTATGGCAACAGGAGACGATATTTCAAAAAAAATGGAGGAGTTGGTTAATAACCTTAAACTCTATTCAGAAAAAATTAGTATTGGTGAACTTGAGTACGAAAAAGAAAAAATAAAAGAGTACGAAAAACAAATTAAAGCCTTAGAAAGGAAAAGAGATGTTGCAATCGAAAGCAATGATATTAGCGATGAAGAAGTTGAAAAAACCAAAAAATTTCAAGGATTATTAAAAGATAGTTTAAAAACTCTTAAGGCGATGGGTACTGCAACTGGGCAGATTTACCATAATATTGCCGCAGCAGGTAACGATTTTAGATCATTTTTAATAGACTCAACCAAACAACTTAAATTGGCTGAGGATATGGCTCGTTCCTATAAAAAAATAGGTGTAGAGATCGGTATGACAGGTAAGAATGCCAAATTTATGGAACAAAGTTTCAAAGGGGCTCTACCTGCAATGTTAGAAATGGGTTTAAGTGCGGATGATTTATCATCAATTTATACCGATATTAGTAACGCAACAGGAAGAGTAAGTACACTTACCAAAGAAGATGCTATTAGGATAGGTGCAGTAGCAGAATCTATGGATATGTCTGCCTCTGAATCTGCATCAATGGCGGAATCATTTATGTTAATGGGGGTTAGTACAGAAAAAATGGAGGATCATATTTTAGAAACATATAAATCCTCTCAATCTATGGGATTAAATGCAACTAAAGTAATTAAAACCTTACAATCGAATATGGGTAGTTTGCAAAGTTATTCTTTCGCTGGTGGTGTTAAAGGTATGACTGAAATGGCTAAACAAGCAGTAAAAATGCGTTTGGACGTGTCAGATGTTTTAACTATGGCAGATAAGTTCTACCAACCTGAGGCGGCAATTGAAGCGGCTGCAAATTTACAAATGTTAGGTGGGGATATCGCAAAGGCTTTCGGTGATCCATTTGAAACAATGTATATGGCTAGGAATAAACCTGAAGAGTTAGCGAAGAAAGTTGGTGAGATGACTGAGAATATGATGCAGTTTAATGAAGAAACAGGTGAATATGAGTTTCCTGCGGAAGTTAGAATGCAATTGAAATCAGCGGGAGAACAATTAGGTATTAATACAGATAAAATGATTGAGATGGCTAGACAGACATCTAAAATCAAAGATATTAAAATGAAATTTACCTCTGTTGGAGATGATGAGATGAAAGAAAGTTTAGCATCTATGGCTAAATTTAAAGATGGTAAATTTGTAATAGAAACGGAGAAATTTGGTGATTTAGGTTTAGACCAAGTTACTGATGATATGGCTAAGACTATAATGGAAGAAAATCAAACTTCTGAAGAAAGTCTTAGAGACATTGCAACTAACACTAAAGTGATGTCTGATCAGATAACTAATATGCAGGCAGGTGGTCAAGCAAAAGTTGCTGGTTTAACAAATATATATGAATTAACCGCAGATGAAGTTGCACCTATGATGCAAAGTATGAAAGATGGTATAGATACATTAGCAACTGAATATATTAATAAAGCAGATGTTTTTATTAAAGATATGTTTAAGAATAATGAAGGTGATAAAAGTTCTATTGACACTGCAATGGAAGAAATGCAAAATTTGGGTACAGAAATTAAAGATGGTACAATTAAATCTTTTCAAGAATTAACTAAATCTTCAGAAAAATTGTCAGAAACATTAAATGCAAACGGAGATGGTGGTTTAGGTGGAGGAACGGATGATTTAAATGATCCAGGTGCAGGTGACTTTTTAATGAGATCTTCGGGGGCAATGACTAAATTTTCAACAGAGGATGATGTTGTTGGAGCAAAAAAAGGTGGACCAATTGATAGATTATTTAGTAATGGATTACCTTCTAATGGTGCCCCGTCTAGTTCATCTAAAGTTGAATTTGGTAGTTTAAATATAACAGGAAGGATAGAATTAGTTTCACCTGACGGTTCTACAAAAAATATGGATATGGCATCTATAAAACCAATGATTGAGAAAACTATTATTTCTCATTTAAATGGTCAATTCAGAAATGGTGGAGTTGCATCTAGTAAAGAAGCAACAGATTATATGGCATCTTAAAAAAAATAAAATTATTTTTGATTTACTATTGACTTTACAGAAAATTATTACTATTATTGCAAGGACCAGTTTATTCAAGAAATAATTCTAGATTTTTAAATAAACAAGAATACTCGAATATATTATATAATAAATAATCACCTGAATTTTATAGACCTAATATTTATATAATAAGAAAATATTATATATGGCAGGAATATTAGATTATAATAAAGGTATTTATTCTACACAAGAATTTAGGAATAGGTTATTAAATAGAAATTTACCACCACCAGTAAACGAAACATTAGTTCAGTCAGGACTTGTATCTAAATTACAAGACATTGGTAAAGTTATTAATGTACCTGTGATGGGTACTCAGAGTGAGAATATTCCTATCCATTATAACGAAGAGAAAAAATTATTTCCTTTAGGTACATTATTTAGAATGACACAAAATGTCAATTTAAATAAATACAAACCACAAAATGATCAATACATAACTTTTGAATTAACAGTACCACCTGTTTTATGGTATCCATTACCTACATCATTTGGTCCTAAAACAAATGGATTTTATCCAATATCGTATAATCAAGATCAATTCACATTAATTAATAATGGAGTTAAAAAAGGTGTAGACTTTCCTTTTAATGTTATCGATACATATAAATCACTAAATTTTCAAAAAGAAACTTCGTTAGGTATTATTGGAGGACAACAATTGGAGAAAACAATTATTGATAAAATTGGTCAAGTAGAAGGATTCACCAATGATGAACAATTAATTCATGGGTATATTACCCAACCTATAGGTAATAGAGTTAACGAATATGTTAATAGAATGAGAGGTAGTGCCCAATTCTATAATACATTACCAAATGCGGCAGTTGGTTGGAATGAATATAATAGTAGTGTTAAATCAGGTGATGAGTTATTAAAATCAAATTTAGATATTCAAGAAGGTGTTGAACCAACTCTATCAACTGAATTGAGAATGAAAGTATTGTTTGAAAGAACAAGTACCCAACAAGTTTCCTTCGCATTTAATCTTTTGAACAGAAATAGTTACAGACCACAATATGAAGATAGTAGATTGTCAGGTACGGATAACGCAGGAATTAATTCAAGATACTATGTTGGGACAGAAAGAAATACCAACAGAGGTAATAGGATAACCACAAGATTTACTAGTAAAGACTTTAATGGTGAAACAGATAATACTGGTAATGGGTTAAGAACTACTATTGAAGGTGTAGGTGAACCATCAGGTGAAGAAAATAAATTTTTCTGGACAACTGGTGGGGAACAAAACTTTAACCCTAAGACATTATTATATAAAACACAACAATTAGTTAATAATAGTGAAAACGATGTCTTTATTAACCAAACTAAAAAATACTTTAGAGATAAAGAACAAGATAGGGTTATAAGTAGAGGTAACGCAATTTCAGAATTGTCTTTATTATCTATTGAGGGTAACACAAATTATTGTAGGGTGTGGACAGTAAACGATAGATACAGTTATTTCAACGCAATAAGGAACACAGGACTATTCTTCAATGCGGAGAGCCCTGGTGAAGGATTTTCATCGAGACAAGATAAGGCATCACTTAGTGTTTTAATGGAGAATGGTATACCTAAGTATCATCCTAGTATATTAGATTCAAAGACTACAAGGAAGAAATTTATGTTATCTTTGGAAAATTTGGCTTGGGCGGATAATTTATCAGATTTACCTTTATTTGAAATTGGTCCTGGTGATCCATTAACAGGTACTAAAGGTAGAATTATGTGGTTCCCACCTTATGAACTTACATTTGATGAGAATACTAGTGCAAATTGGACACCTACTGAATTTATCGGTAGAAGTGAACCTGTATATACATATAACAACTCTAAAAGAAGTGGATCCTTATCTTTTAAGATAATAGTCGATCACCCAAGAGTGATAAATTGTTATAGAGGACAAAATAATAACCTTGTTGAAAGGTTCTTTGCTGGTTGTGTTACACCTGAAGATTTTCTTAGGGCATTAGAATGTGCGGTACCACAAACTGATATTGATGAGGTTGAGAAAAAAATATATGAAAAAGAAAAACCCAAAACAAATTTACCTGAAAAAGATCAGGAGAAAGGTTCAGTTTTATATGATCAAGTAAAGGAATGTAATGTTGCAACTGAAAATTGTATTGCAAAAAGAGTTATAAATGAACCTTCTTTTGATTTAATAAAAATTAAAGTACTTGAGTTTATAAAAAAACAATTAAATAATACTAATCCTAAAGTTTTAATAACACTTAAAGGTTTTGCAAGTACGGAAGTATTGGAAAATGATACAAAAAAGGTAGAACCAATTCCATTGGCAGATTCATTTTCTAAAGATCTGAAAGAAAAATTATTAACTTTTTTACAACAAAATTTAGATGTAAAAACATTTAAAAATATTTCACCTATAAAAATTGAAAGTGGTGTTAGTGTTAGTACAAACGATGCTAATTCATATAGAGTGGATGTACAGATGGAAAATGATACTGAAAATTCTACAGAGGCACAACCACCTGAAAAAGGCGAGACACCTGTGGAAATTGATCCAACAGAGGCAATTAATTTAATTGACAATCTAATTATTGATGAGGGACCTTATTTCGATTTTATCGACGCAAATTACCCAAACTACTTTAAAACAATATCTGAAAAGATTAGATATTTTCATGCAGGTTTTCATAGTATAACACCTGAAGGGTTAAATAGTAGATTAACATTTCTTAATCAATGTATGAGACAAGGTCCGAGTATTTATGATAAAAAAACATCTGCGGATGGGGTTGAAGTGGGAGTTCAACCACAAAACCTTTCTTTTGGTAGACCACCTATATGTATTTTAAGAATTGGTGATTTCTTCCACACTAAAGTTGCAATAAACTCATTACAAATTTCTTATGACGGACCTAAATGGGACATTAATCCTGAGGGTATAGGTGTTCAACCAATGATTGCTTCAGTACAATTAAGTATTGATTTAATAGGTGGACATTCATTAGTTGGACCAATTAATAGGTTACAAAACGCAGTATCTTTTAATTATTACGCAAATACTGAAATGTATGATGTACGTTCTGATACAATTAAAGATGGTAAAATAGTGGACGGAGTAAAATTAGGGCAACTTAAAGAAAAATTAATCGGAAAAGATAAAGTTAAAACTATATACGGTAGTTTAAAAACACAAGATACTATTAATCAAGTGAAACAAGATGAAAAAAACGCAACCACAGAACAAGTTGAATCGGATAATCCAATAGAAATCGTAATAAATGGTACTGATATAGTTGCAAAAACTAGAGGTGGTAAATTACCAAGTGAGACAAACCCAACGGATAAAGAAAATAGTGCGAACGATAAAAACGAATTAGAAGTAATAATTAAAGTAGGTAGTCAAAAAGAAGAATCGAAAGAAAATAGTGCAACTATAACCAAACCAACATCATTATTTACTAAATTGGCGACGCCAACTGAAATTGCCAACTTAGATAATAATATTACTACTAAAGAAAATGAACTAACTACTGCTAAAACAAATTTTGAAAACGATAAAAACCCAACAACTAAAAAGGCAGTAAAAACTGCAGAAAATAATTTAAAAGATGCTAAACAATACAAAGAAATTCAATTGAAAGGTAAAGAAACAAAAATAAAAGTAGAGGCATACTTTTCAAAAAATAAAGGTAAAACAAAAGTTCAGAAAGACTTTACAGTTACTGCAAATGGGATAAACTAATACTATGGGAAAAGAATATTATGACAGGTATCAAAATTTTAAGTTTGATGGTAAATATTTACCATTACCTTATATCATATTACCTACTAAAAGTAGTGATAAATCAGTTGTTTATAGTACTTTAACTACACGTTTAGATAAATTAAGTCAAAAATATTATGATAATCCATATCATGGTTGGTTAATTTTATTGGCGAATCCTCAATTTGGAGGTGTTGAAGAAAATATTACTGATAAAGAAATAATTAGAATACCATTCCCTTTGAGAGATAGTTTACAACAATATATTGATCAAGTTAATAAATATATGACATTATATGTCCAAAAACAATAAACTATGGATGTAAATAATGTTCAAGAGTTAAGCTCTAATAAGATTGGTAACGATAAAACTGGAAGTGTTTTCGTTGTCGATCCGAATCCACCAGGCATGGACATAGTTCCACCTGAAGATTTATTTATTTATGTAAAATTTTCTGCCTACCCTAGAAGTAGAACTACATATGGTGGTAATACATTAGCGGGTAAGCCTATAATTTTTGACAGTGGTGTTGAAGATGAAGTAAACTTTATATCGACTAAAATAAGTTATAATAATAATGGTAAATTAGACCCATCACTTCAAAAAAGTTATGCAACAACAGAATGGACCCAAATAGGTGGTTTAAATAATTCAGAAACCAGAAGTGCAGGAATTTTAGAAGGTTTTGGTATTAAATCTATTGACATTAAATATAACGCTAGTTTAGTACCTGTGGTAGATATAACATTTACTGATGTAAGGGGTGGTGCACTATTCGATGTAATAGAGGATGATAATAGATTATCGCCTTATAGTATATTTTTTAAAATGCCTTATCCTGTGTTTAGGTTATCAGTAAAAGGATATTTTGGTCAAAAAGTAGATTATTGTTTACACATGGTGAATTGGACATCAAACTTTGATGGAAGTACAGGTAATTTTGATATTTCTGCAAACTTTTTAGGATTCCAACAGGCTTTCCTAAATGATATGGTTATGGGTAACATAATAGGTGTTGTCAATACAGAAAGAGGGTTTGCAAATTTGAATAGAATTTTTAATGATAGGATTGCACAACCAACTGGTGGATTTGTTCAAGAATTGACATCTTCAAATTCTGAAGATAGTTTAAATATAAGAAAAATCGATGATTTTATGACAAAGATAGGTAAACTTCAAATAGAAACCGAAGTCATAAAAACAGACTCAAATAGTTTTCAATTTCTAAAAGATTTAAATGGTAAATTAAATATTTTAAAAACTTTGAAGTCATTCATCGGTGGTAGCCTACCAAAAGAAAGTAACAATAATTATAATGGTAGTACGGAAACAAACGTAACAGATTCTAAACCTTTTATACAATTAGAAAATAGAAAAGATGTTATTGAAACAACCACAATAAATGATGATGAATTAAAAAATAAAAATAATTATTTTTCTATAAGAGATTATATAGTTTTTAACTCAGTCAATCGTTCTGCATTTAAATCTTATATTTATACCCTAAGTGATATAATAAAAAAATATCAAGAATATTTGGCGTCAGACAAAAGAATAGAATATAAACCAACGAATACTGTCTCAGAAGCAAAAGAGACATATATAAAAAAAATACAAAAAGTATCTGGTGTAGAAAACAAAATGAATTCAAAGGATGAAGAATTAATAAAGTCCTTTTTCAATATAACTTCAGAAAATGCTTGGGAGGATTACATAGTATCACCAACTAAAAGTATTGATAATAAAGTTGTTTCTAAAAGATATGAAGATATTTTAGATTTATTTTATTTTAGTGGTGGTACAAATAATTTATTCCTAATTAATAGTTACGATGGAGATACTTCAGGTAAAAACAATTTTTTTAATATTGATTTATTTAAAAAATTAAAAAATGATGGGACCTTCTACTCTAAAACTATGAGTGGTAATACACAAGTTTTAGTTGCTGATTTCAGAAAACAAAGAGAACTAGTTGAATATTCAATTATAGAATTAGAAGAGATTATAAAAGAACAAAGAGAAGTCGTTCAAACAGAAATTAATAAACAAATTTTAGATAACTTCAAAAAGAAGTTTGGATTTAAACCAACAGTAAATAATTGTTTTGAGATTCTTGCCAACAATACTCAGGCAATGGTAGAAACTATATATGATATAAGTTTTGAATCGGAACAAAAAAGTAAGGTAACTAGTAGAAAATCTATTTTAAGTAGTTATGATACAGACATACCAACAGGTGTAAATAGTGCGGCTTGGCCTTCAGTATACCAAAAAAATACTGATGGTGGGTTAGAAGAGATATATATCGGTGATGTAACAGGAATTAACCCTAATGATTTTCCTGAATGGAAATTTACTGAGGAGGTATTTGATATTTTAGTTTCAAAAAGAAAAACTTTAGAGGAGGTTACAAAGTCAACTGTTTTAAAAAATGGATTAGATACCGACAATTGGTTTCCAATAAATCCTATAGATTATAAAACAAACCCTTGGTTAAAGATAAACACTTTAAATGATATTGACACAATTAAAGAAGAATTAACCCAACAATTTGTGATTAGGTCAATAATATTAGATAATTATTCACTTTTTAATAAAACAACTGGACTAAGTTCAATAGATGATTATTCTAAGTTAGAGGCAATTGCCGCTAATAAGACAATATACTCTAAAAACGTTAGAGAAATTATTGCAAATTTATTGGATGAAATGGATAGAAACAGTAGTGTCTATGAAACCACTAATTATTTTGTAAATAATGTGATAAATAATAATGGGGATTTAATACTTAAGGAAGACGTAACTTTGCCAAAAATAGATGGTTTTAATATAAGTGGTACTTATAACTCAAACGCTGAATATGTATTATTCGATGAAAATGATATAATTAATAACTCTAAAAAATTAATAAAAGAAATAAAAGAAGATGCATTATACGGTGCATTAACGGATCCAAATGCGGGTAACGCAATTAATGTTGTCGAAAAAGGACCTTTATTCTATAAAAACTTTTATGCGTCATCAAACAATCTTACAACTTACAATTCTTTCAATGTTTGGGACGTTGACGTATGTAAAAATATTTTAAAATCTAGTAAGGATGAAATTTTAGGTAATCTATCTAATACAAAAATAGATGATTTCAACCCATCTGGAGGTACATATAATAGTAAATATATAAATATAAGTAATTTTAAAAGTAAAACTGCGATAGCGTTTGAGGATTTGATTACAGAAAGTGACTTATATAAAAATCAACAAAGTAATTATAGTAGGGCATACCTTTTATTATCTACATTCCCATTCAGAGATTTTAAAGAAGGGTTTTTAAGTTCAGTATTTAAAGGTAATATCTTTAACGGTGCTAGAATAGTTAATATACCAAAATTATATATCTATTTTATTGGTAGTATATTGTGGAGATATGAAGAATCAATAGATCCCTTAAAATTTGTTAATATTAATGGTAAGGATTACTCAGAATTCTCAACACCAAAAGACGAATATTTATCTAAAATTGGGTATAATAGTAATAAAAAATCTATAGAAGAAAATTTAAAGGCATTACCAATATCGACTAAAAACAAATTAATAAGTTTATTTAAAAATTGGGTAGATAATCAAAATTTTAATAACACATTTAATGGATTATTTGAAAAAAATATATCTACATATGTATCATCTTTAAATGTGGTAAATGCAAGTACCAATGACATAGGTACTGCAAAAAGTTCTGTACTTAACACACTTAAAGACACAACTAATATGATTATATTAAATCCTAATATTTTTAACGATAAGTATGAAAAGTTAGGGTTAAAAATAAAAAATTCAGATCTTAAATCATATATAAAAAATTTCAAAGACACATTCAAAAAAGAAGAACTTGGGAATGAAAAAGGTGCAAACAACGACGCAGAACAAGTTAAACAAAGTGAAAATAAAAGCACATCAAAAATAAAATTACAATTATATAACTATTTTAAAAACATAAATAGTAAATGGGTTGGTTCAGATAAAAAATCGTTTAATATTTGTGGTGGATCAGATAGTAAGTTTTTAATTGAATATTTTAAATTTATTGATAGAGGTTGGAGAGATATCGGAGGAGAAGCGACTTTTAATCTTAAAAGTTTTTTAACTTTAGGTAGTAATTTAGATACTAGTGTATACTTTTTTATGTCTAAATTATTAAGAGATAGTAATTTCTTATTTCAGATTTTACCGACATACATAAATTATAAAAGTAGGACTGAGGTTGCTAAAATATTTAAACCACAAACTATTTTAGAGGATAATGAATCTACAGGACCAATATTTTGTTGTATCTATATAGGTGGTGCTTCAGAAGTTTTAGATATAAAAGAAAGGAATAATAACCTTTTTGCTAATGATGGATACAGTTTTAAGGATGGTAAATTACCGCCAGATATGTTGGAAAACGGTGATAGTTCTTTAGTGGCTTTTAGAGTGGCTTTTGGTGCACAAAATCAAACAATATTTAAAAATGTCTCACTTAGTCAACAAGAACATAGAGAAACAGGTGAATATTTTAAAGCCTTATCAGATTTAGTTGATAAAAGAGGTGGAACGCAGAAAACTTATGTTGGTACGGATTTATTAAGGTTATTTAAAACTAGATCTTACACATGTAAAATAGACTCTTTAGGATGTATGAATATACAACCATTAATGTATTTTGATTTACAGAATGTACCATTTTTTAACGGTGCATATCTTATAACTAGTGTAAGTCACAACATTACACCAAATCAAATGACCACAAATTTTGAGGGTGTTAGACAATCTAAATTCATATCACCACCGACAAAAGAAATAACTGCAGATTTAGATATTGATTTGAATGAGATTAGTGATGTTCCTAAAATAGAATTTACTAATTTAACTACGATATCTGGTGTTGGTGTTAGGGAAGATATTACACCTGACGATTTATTTGACTTTGAAACTAATTTTGGTGGGGCATCAGGTTTAAGTAATTTCAGAAATTTAGGTGTAACAAAATATACGGACACAGAATTAACTTCTTTAATCGGTTCACTAACTCAAGAATTTAAAGATAATAATATTATTACTAATACACAAGTGACAATGTTATTATCGGCAATGTTATCAAACTCAGAAAATTTTATTAATTTAGAAATGCCATGGGATGATCCTAAAAAAGAAGAACACGTGGTTAGATTTCCTGATAGTGACCCAATTGCATCGGGACAAACTAGATATTATAATAGTATCCCTGGTAAAGGTATATTGGCATCAACACCTACAACAACTAGTGGTTCATCCGAAAATAAGGCATACGAACTTCCAGGTACTCCACAAGAAATGTTAAACGAATATCAGACAAACAATAATATTGAACGTAGAAAAAAAGAAATTAATAAAGAATTACAGTCATTAGACAAAAATAATGTTACAGATAAGGTTCAGATTGAAAAATTGGAATCTGAATTGAAAAAATTAGAAAAATTAGATTCTGAACAACTGACAACCACCAAATACTATAATATTTTTGAAGGAGATGCATACAGATTTAGACCAAGAGGTTTCCTTTATATAATTGGTAGGAAACAATATTATGAAATATATGATGCGTTTAATAAAAGTGGTGAAGTTGCAATAATAAGTCCTTACGAAATATCTAAAACAGTCAATGGTGCGATACAAGGATCAATCGCCCAATGGAAAAACTATAAAGGAAATGGGAGTAATCCTCCATATTTTTATACATCCCAAAAAGGTAATGGTACATTGTCGACATATAAAAAATGTTTAGATATTACATTACAGTATAAACCACCATTAATAGATAAATCAATAGATACATTCCAAAATGTACTCACAATTTTTGTTGGCAAAGATAAACAACCACTAATAGATTACTTTAAACCAGCCTAAAACTTAACTTTTTAAAAAAAAATCACTATATTTGTAATATGGATATAGGGAATATTGTTTCAAAGACAAAAATTGAAATTGAAAATTTTAAAATTTGTGAAAGTTTAGAATGTATTAATGAAGAGTTACCTACATTGATAATTGGTAGGAAATTATCTAAAGAACTATTGGGAGAAGGTATTTCCATAATACATAAAAAAGTAAGTAATAAGTTATTTTGGACTTTTGAAAAAACAGAAAGAAAATCTGAATATGAAAGTGATATTGAACAATTTAAAGAATATTGTTTTGAATCTTTCGGTAGTAATATACCATATGTCTATTTAGATATCCTTTATAATAGTAGAAAAATAAATTACAGGATAATAAAAAAAATATTATCTCTTAAATCACCAATTGTTTATTTTTCTGAAAACGATATGGTATACATATATGGTGAAAATATAATATTTGGGGTAGATTTAAATGTTTTAAATTATTTTCAAGGTAAAAAAGAAAAAATTGTCGAAAGGATAAAAAGATTAAATGGTAATACTTTGATAGATTATACGATATTTAATAAATGTAGGGATTTAATATATAAATTAAAAAATAAAAACAGATTTGTCCCTTACATTTATGGAAATGGAAATGGAATCGAGCGGTAAAAATATAACATTAGCATCTTTTGTATATCAAGATAAAATAGAAAGTTTTAAGAATTATTTATATAAAAGATTTGGAATAAAAGAAAAAAACATATTTCAATATAATTTTGAAGAAGTTAATAAAAAAATTTTAACTTTTTTAGTTAAAGTTGAAGAAGGTCAAAAAGTAGAAACCTCTTCATTCTTCCCATCAACAATAATTGTTCATAAAAAAGGTGAGTGTTTTTATACTATTAATGCATTAAATAAATTAATAGAGAAAATCAGTGAACACGAAGTTGGTAACATAGACTATAAAAATGTAAAAATAAATTGGGACGAATATCAAAATAAAATGATAATCGTAAAAAACGATGAATTAAAAATTATCGACATAAATAAACATTTTTCCTAATATCATAATATTTATATAATAAAAGTATTATGGAAACAAATAGAGATACTAAAAAAAACGAAAATTTAGAAAAATCACTTAATGATTTTTTAAACGATAATACCACCAAAAATGAAGAGTGTGTTGGTGAAGAATGTCTTATTAACGATGGAAAAGAAATAGTGGAAAGAGTGAATAAGATATATAAAACTAATGACGGCAGACAACTATTAATGTAATATGAACAAAAAAGTACTTTCCGAGGAATTAAAAAGATATAGACAATTATTAGAGTACACATTTTATGTACCTGAAAATGAAAAAGATGAAAATGGTAATCTACTTACAGATGATCAATACATTACTGAACAAGATCCTGCAGGTGATGCTGGTGACGACCCATTTATGTCAGTAGGTGGTGATGAAACTGCCCCAGAAGCAGGAGCGGAAACTGCACCTGAGGCTGGTGCGGAGAAAACTGAAACTGATCCATTGGCGGATGATGCGGAAGTAGAAGATGTAGATGCGGATGAACCTGCTGCTGAGACTCCTGAGACTAGTACTGGAACTGATGATAGTTCTGTTGAAATAGATGTGACAGATATTGTTGATAAAACCGAAGAAACTAAATCTTCTGTAGAAGGTATGAGTACTAAAATGGATGAACTGTTGACTAAATTATCTGATTTAGAAAATCAAGTTTCTGGTATGGACAATGTAATCAATAAAATTGATGATTTGGAAAGGGAAATTGAGAAAAGAAATCCAACACCTGTCGAAAGATTAGAAATGAGATCTATGGATTCGTTCCCTTATAGTATTAAGTTAACTGATTTTTGGAAAGATAAAGAAGGATACGAACCAACAGAGGAAGAAGAAGAATTTGTTCTTAAACAAAGCGATGTTGACAACTATAATGAAAAGGACATAAGAAAATCTTTTTCATTTAGTAAAACAGAAGAAAATGACTAAAAACCCCTTTTTTTATTGACTTTTTGATATTTCGTTAGTATAATTGTATATAATTTAAAATTTTTATACAATGAGTAATACTTTAGATGCAATTCTGTCTCAGTACGAAAAAAACACTGAGCCAGCGAAAAGTGGTAAAAAACTCTCTAACGAAGACCGACTGAAAAAGTACTTCAGTGAGAAACTACCTAAAGGGGTAAAATCCCACACAAAAACATTCCGAATCTTACCTAAGAAAGACGGTAGTTCTCCATTCACGGAGGTTTACTATCACGAAAAATTAGTTAATGGTAATTGGGATAAAATTTATTGTAACCATTTAAACGATGGTGAACACTGTCCACTATGTGAGGCTAAAGATGCCTTATATGAAGATGGTTCAGAAAAGGCTAAGAAATTAGCGAAAGACTTCATACCTAGAAAATTCTATGTAGTTAAAGGTATCGACAGAGAGAATGAAGATCACGGAGTTAAATTTTGGAGATTTAAACACAAATATACTGGTGACGGTATTATGGATAAAATCATTCCTTTATTTAAAGTAAAAGGTGATATTACTGATCCTAGAGAAGGTAGAGATATTATCATCACTACAGGTAGAAACGACAAAAATTTTAGTGTTGTTAATTCTATTATGGCAGATGATTCATCTATCCTAACTAAAGACAAAGAAAAGGCTAATGATTGGTTTAATAATGATGAAACACATAGAGATGTTTATTCTAAAAAGACACAAGAATACTTAGATATTGTCGCAACTAACAAAACACCTATTTGGGATTCAGAACAGAAGAAGTTTGTTGCTGAAGAAGACAAAGAAGAAAAAGAAACTGCGTCTTTAACAGAAGAAATTAATTTTATGAGAACTGAAACAACAAAATCCTTTGAACAGGACTTCAGTGATGATGAAACAGATTCTTTTGATGTTGAATCAACGTCTTTAGATGGTGATGATGATGAATTACCGTTTTAATATATATTATGGCGAAACAACCACTTAAGAAAAAAGCATCTGATTTTTCGTCTATAAGAAAGAAGTTTTCCTCTAGTGAGAAGTACAAAGAACAAAGGTACTTCGATCTAGGGGAAGCCTTTCAAAAGGCGACTGGATTACCAGGACCCGCTATGGGTCAGATTAATATGCTTCTAGGTCATTCTGACACTGGAAAAACAACTGCACTTTTACAAACTGCGGTAGACGCACAAAAGAAAAATATCTTACCTGTTTTCATTATTACAGAACAAAAATTTAGTTTCGAACACGCCAAACAAATGGGTTTAGAAACTGAGTATATTGAAGAAGTTGATGAATCAACAGGAGAAGTTTCTGCGTATTGGGACGGATTCTTACTATATAAATTAGGTTTTGATTATATAGAACAAGCATTTGATTATGTTACCGAAGTATTGGATGCTCAAAAGAACGGTGAAATACCATATGATATAGTATTTTTATGGGATTCTATTGGTACAATACCTTGTCAAATGAGTTTTGATGGAAAAGGAGGAAACCAACACACTGCGAGAGTAATATCTGAAAAATGGGGTATGGGATTGGCACAAAGAATAACATCCTCTAGAAAAGAGAGTTATCCACATACCAACACAATGGTATTTGTAAACCAACCTTGGGTAGCATTACCTGATAATCCATTTGGACAACCAACAATTGCACCTAAAGGGGGTAATTCTATTTACCTATCATGTGCATTAGTATTTTTGTTTGGAAATCAAAAGAGTTCTGGAGTATCTAAACTTTCTGCAACTAATAAGGGTAGAAAAGTTAATTTTGCAATTAGAACTAAAGTGGGTATCCATAAGAACCATATGAATGGTTTAGGTTACGCAGATAACAAAATACTTGCAACCACACACGGTTTCATTGAAGATGATAAAAAAGACATTGACAAATACAAATCTGATAACAAAGATTATTGGGCTGAGGTATTTGATGGTGTATTTGATGACACATCTTTTGATGTAGTTGAAGACAACGTAATTGAGTCTCCTGTAGATTACTCTGACGATTGATTGTTGAACCTTCAATAAAGAATGTGTGAAATTCCCTGAAAAAAAGAAAAAATTTAAAAAAACACTTGTTGTTGATGGTGACTCGTTGATTAAAACCGCCTATCATGGGGCTAAAGATCTTTACTATAAAGACACCCACATAGGCGGTATTTTTCAATTTCTAACTATGGTTAGAAAAATGTTAAATGAATATAAATTCGATAGAGTCTATGTTTTTTGGGACGGACCATTCAGTGGTAGATTAAGATATGATATCTACAAAGAATATAAATCTAATAGAGGTAAAAATTTTTATGATGAACAACCTCCTTCAGATTTAGAATTATATCTTCAAAAAGAAAGAGTTATTTCTTATTGTGAAGAACTTTTCATAAGACAGTATAAGGATGAAATAATAGAAGCCGATGATTGTATTGGTTACTACGTTCAAAATATGTCAGATGATGAGAAAGTAGTGATAATGAGTAATGATAGAGATCTATGTCAATTAATAAGTGATAGAGTTGGTGTATATGTTTTAAATCTAAAGAAAATAATTACACAGGATAATTATTTAACATACTTTAACCACCACCCATCCAATCTTAAATTAATAAAAATCATTACTGGTGATACTAGTGACAATATAAAAGGTATACAAGGTATCAGTGAAAAAACTTTAGTTAATTTTTTTCCCGAAATAAGAGAAAAAACTTTGACTTTAGAATATATTTTTAGTAAAATTGTAACTATACAAAATGAAAGAAAGAATAGATTGAAATCACTAGATAACATCCTTAATAAAGTTACCAAAGGTTCACAAAAGGATATGATTTTTGAAGTCAATGAAAAAATTATAAACCTAAGAAAACCGTTATTAATAGAATCAACTAAAACTGAATTAGATTATATATTTAATACCACCATAGATCCTGAAGGTAGGGAGGTAAAGAATGTTATTAAAATGATGATAGAAGATGGTTTGATGATGGCGATTCCAGGTGGTAGTGATGGTTATATAAATTTTTTACAACCATTCTTATCAATAATAAAAAAAGAAAAGAGTTATTTTAGTCAAATTAATGTTTAAAGAAATGAAAAAAAATCAACAAAATTATCAAAGTTATCCGTATGAATTCTTATTTATGATTAACGGAAACCCAATTGTAGGAAGAAATTTTAATATTAAAAATTTCAATAGAGACTCCCTTTTATCATATGAAGTAAAAGAGGTAGTAGATAGTGCAGTAGAAGTTATTAGAGAACATTTTAAAAATAATACATATGATTATATGGAAAAGTATTCTAATTTTTATACTACGGCAGAAGAAACAGAAAAGGTTGACATATATGACAACGAAGACTTCTTCACCTTTCAGTTAAAGGTTAAGGATAGAGTTATATGTGAAAAAATATTTAGTGGTAACGATTACCCGCCAAATGTTAGATACGATGTGGATATAAGAAAAATTATCCCTAAAATCATCGATTATTTGCAACAAGGGTTAAGTATGGAAAATTATACAAAAAATTACTGCGGTTATAACCTAGATGGCATATTTATTAATAACTAAAATCAGATATAAGAATGGCGAAAAATGAGAGTATTAACTTAGGCTATTTAGGCTATAGTTTTCAAGTAAAGTTAGTAAAACAATTAGTGGAAGATCATAAATTTTCAGAAACCATCATTTCAATAGTTGACCCCAACTATTTTGATAATGAGTATATGAGACTAATTGTGGCTAGTTTGAAAGATTACTATGAAAAGTATGAAACAATACCTTCTTATGAAACTATCTTTAATTTAATTAAAACGCAAGTCCGTAGAGAAATAGCAAGAGAATCGGCAGTAGAATTAATTAAAGAGGTAAAAGAATCTGATAATAAAGACTGTTTACACATACAAGATGTTGCCATTAAGTTCTGCAAACAACAAGAACTTAAGAAGGCTACTCAGAAAATCCAAAAGATATTAGATAATGGAGATTTTGATAGATATGAAGAATGTGAAGAATTAGTAAAACAGGCTATATCAGTTGGTACAGAGAAGGATGAAGGTGTTGATATATTTCACGCTATCGAAGATGTGTTATCGGAAGATTTTAGAAGCCCTATCGCAACAGGTTTGACGGGAATCGATAACCTTATGGGTGGAGGATTATCTAAGGGTGAATTGGGTGTTATTTTAGCCGCATTTGGTGTTGGTAAAACAACTATTATGACTAGAATGGCAAACACTGCGTATTTGATGGGTAAAAACGTTGTTCAGATATTTTTCGAAGACAATGTTAAGGTTATCCAAAGAAAACACTTTACTTGTTTCACTGGTATCGGATTAAGTGAATTAGGTGATAGAAGTGAAGAAGTAAAAGAAGCCCTACCAAGATTCCAAAACTTAGAGAATAATTTAATTTTGAAAAAGATGTCTAGTGATGGTACAACAATTACCCACATCAAACAATATCTTAGAAAATTAATTTCTTCTGGTATTAAACCTGATATTGTTTTTTTAGATTACATTGACTGCGTACAACCAACTAAAGTTTTTAAAGACGAATACAGTGGTGAAGGAAATGTGATGAGACAATTTGAAACTATGTTATCTGAACTAGATATCGCTGGATGGACTGCGGTACAAGGAAATCGTAGTTCTATTGGAGCAGATTTAGTGGAGGCTAATATGATGGGTGGTTCTATTAAAAAGGGGCAGATAGGTCACTTTATTTTATCGGTAGCAAAAACATTAGATCAAAAAGAAGAAGGAAGGGCTACATTGGCAATTCTTAAATCTAGATTTGGTAAGGATGGTGTTGTTTTCGATGATATAGTTTTTGATAATGGTACTTTAGTTATTGACACTAGTGAAAGTAATGATGTCACACTTTTAGAACATGGAAAAGGTTTGAAAAAGAAAGATTCAGATTTTATTGCTAGTACAATACAAAAGAAAAGAAGTACTCCAATGAATAATAACTGATTTATAAATTAATAAAAAAAATGGTTTATAATATAAGTCATTGTGGAAACAAACACCCTAATAAATAATAATAAAAAATAAAATAAAAAATGGAGTTATCAAACAGAATTCTATCTGACATTACGGTATATATGAAATATGCCAAATATCTACCTACAGAAAATAGACGAGAAACGTGGGAAGAGTTAGTTACTAGAAACAAAGAAATGCATCAAAAAAAATACCCTAACATTAAAAATGAGATTGAGGGAGTTTACCAATTGGTGTACGATAAAAAAATATTACCATCAATGAGAAGTTTACAATTTGGTGGAAAACCGATAGAAATATCACCTAACAGAGTATATAACTGTGCATATTTACCTATTGATCATGTTGACGCATTTTCAGAAACAATGTTCTTACTTTTAGGTGGAACAGGTGTTGGGTTCTCAGTACAAAAACATCACGTTGAGGCGTTACCTGATATCAAAAAACCAAACCCTAATAGAAATAGAAGATATCTAATTAGTGATTCTATAGAAGGATGGGCGGACGCAATTAAGATGTTAGTAGAATCTTATTTTGGGATAAAGTCATCTACACCGATATTTGATTTTTCGGATATTAGACAAAAGGGTGCATTATTAGTTACATCAGGTGGAAAAGCACCTGGACCACAACCATTAAAAGATTGTATACATAATATTAAAAAAGTATTAGATGCAAAATCTGACGGAGAAAAATTATCACCTATTGAGGTTCATGATATTGTTTGTCATATTGCAGATGCGGTATTAGCGGGTGGTATTAGAAGAGCAGCACTAATTAGTTTATTTAGTGCGGATGACAATGAAATGATTTCATGTAAATCTGGTAATTGGTGGGAATTAAACCCACAAAGAGGAAGGGCTAACAACTCAGCAGTATTACTTAGACACAAAATCACAAAAGAATTCTTCTTAGATTTGTGGAAGAGAATCGAATTATCTGGTGCAGGTGAACCAGGAATCTACTTATCAAACGATAAAGATTGGGGAACTAATCCTTGTTGTGAGATTGGATTGAGACCATACCAATTCTGTAATTTATGTGAGGTTAATGCTTCGGATATTGAATCACAAGAAGATTTCGAAACTAGAGTTAAAGGGGCAGCATTTATTGGTACATTACAGGCAGGATATACAGACTTCCATTATTTAAGAGATGTATGGAAAAGAACTACTGAGAAAGACGCACTAATTGGTGTTGGTATGACAGGTATTGGATCTGGAGTAGTTTTAGGTTATGATATGAAATTGGCGGCTAAGGCGGTTAAAGAAGAAAATGAGAGAGTTGCGAAATTAATTGGTATTAATAACGCTGCTAGAACTACAACGGTTAAACCTTCAGGTACGTCATCGTTAGTTTTAGGTACATCTTCAGGTATTCATGCTTGGCATAATGATTACTACGTTAGAAGAATTAGAGTAGGTAAAAATGAAGCAATTTACACGTATTTATCTAACAACCACCCAGAATTAGTTGAGGATGAAATATTCAGACCACACGATACTGCGGTAATATCGATTCCACAAAAATCACCTGAGGGTTCTATTTTAAGATATGAATCATCTTTTGATTTATTAGAAAGAGTTAAAAAAGTATCTCAAGAATGGATTAAACCTGGACATAGAGGTGGACAAAACAGTCACAACGTATCTGCAACGATATCTTTAAAAGAGGATGAGTGGGAATATGCTGGTGAATGGATGTGGGAAAATAGAAAATTCTATAATGGATTATCCGTATTACCATATAATGGTGGAACATACCAACAAGCACCTTTTGAAGATTGTGATGAACAAACTTATGAAAAGATGATGAAATCTTTGAGTAGTGTTGATTTAACTAAAGTAATTGAGTTACAAGATAATACTAATCTTTCTGGTGAGGCAGCTTGTGCAGGGGGAGCATGTGAAATAGTGTAATTATGAATGTAGGTGCATCTAATGATTGGATACAACAATTATATGTGAGGGAGTTTGGACCTAAACTACAACCTAACGAATTCTATTATGATAATCAGGGAAGAATTGTAATGACTGAAGAATATCATAAACGAAGGGGTAGTTGTTGTGGAAGTGGTTGTAAACACTGTCCATATGAACCAAAACATTTAAAAGGAACTAAAAACTTAAAATAAAAAAAGTCGGAGAAATCCGACTTTTATTTTTTATATAATAAAGAAATCATTTCCCTATCCTTTTCAGTGAATTCAATACTATGACTTTTAAGGATGGTATTTTTTTCATTATCTTGATGATCAAAACCCAACATATGAAACATCTCATGTCTAATTGTAATAGGTGTACATTGATGTTTTCTACACTCAACAATATCAATATGAATTTTACTCTTAACAATTCTATCATCAACATGTGATGTATATGTTATACCTGTACAATTTTTTATATCTTTCTCACTCCATTTAAATAATTTAATGAATTCATCGTCAGTTATAAAATAAATCACACTATTAGACAATTCAATAGTGGAAACTATTGATATATCCACAGTTTCTATTAATTTATTAAATAATTCTATACTTTTAATAACTGATAACGAATCCTCTATAGGATAATCACCATACATAAAAATTTTTATATCAGTCTTCCATTTTTCACCATTATCGGTTATATTATTAAACTCATCCATAGTAAAGTTTTTCTGAGAAAAACATAAAATACTATTTAAAAATAAAAGGATAAAAAGTATTTTTTTCATAGTTGTTAAGTATTTATATAACAAATATAGTATATATTTTTTTAACTGCCAAAAAAATTGGTTAAAAGTATGAGAAATTTATTTGAAGAATTAGATAGGATAAAGAATTTAATGGTGTATGAGAAAGGCACACCAATTACTGAAGTAAGTACTAGTGCGGAACCTGAGGGTGATAAACCTGCAGAGAATAAACCAGTAGAAAACAAACCTACAGATAATAAACCAGTAGAAAATAAACCTGCAGAGAATAAAGAACAAAATCAGTCTGTGGATAAGACTGAATGTTTTATAGTAAAGGCGACTGGTAGATTTGTTGTTGACGTACCTACAGGTTCTAAGGCAGTGAATAATTTCTTAAACGCATTTAGACAAATTATTGAATCTAATCCTGAATATAAGAAAGGTTTAGATAGTGGTACTATGTATATTAGGGATATTACCCTTCAAGGTTTTGCTAGTAACTATTATTCTGGTATAGTAGAACCTATTTGGGATAATGATTATTGTAAAAAATGGACAATACCACCTGACACTGGTTATGGTGGGGTTTGTACGGATTTTGAATTTAAAAAATATACTGGTACAAAACTATCTAAAACAAAATATATTGGTAGTCAATCCACCAATACTAAATTAGCGTCTAATAGGGCAAAAAATCTATTTAATTCAATAAAAACTACATTAGACAAAGAAGGAAAAACAATTGGTTTGAGAGTAGACCCTACCACCACCCCGAAATATATTGAGGGTGGAACAATGTATACTAAAGATAACGTTGATGAACAATGGAAAACATTTATTAGTCAAGGTAAACTTAATCCTGGACAAATTGTTGCAGTTACCGCAAATGTTTGTTACACACTTAAAGGTGAAGAACCTTGTTCCGATCCTTGTATGAAAAAAGACGAAGACGGAAAATGTAAATGTCCTGAAGGAATGACGTTTAATGAAGAAACTAAACAATGTGAATGTCCACCGGGAAAAGAAAAAAAAGATTGTGAATGTATTGAAAAAAAGAAAGAACCATGTCCTGAATGTATGGAGAGACTAGTTGAAGGTGGTGAATGTGAATGTAAAGAAGGTTTATTTAAAGGTGCGGACGGTAAATGTTATTGTGATAAAGAAGGTAAGAAGGCACCTGATGAAAATTGTGGTTGTCCTTGCCCTAAATGTATGGAAAAAGACCAAGATGGTAATTGTAAATGTAAAGAAGGTACATTCCAAATAAACGACAAATGTTATTGTGATGCGGCAGGTAAAATACCTGTTTTAGATGATTGTAGTTGTCCAAAATGTCCTGAATGTACAGTATATAATGTAGATAAAAAAGAATGTGAGTGTACAGGTGATTTAGTGAAAAATGATAAAGGTGAATGTGTTTGTCCTACAGATAAACCTGTAAGAGTTTTAGGTAGTTGTAATTGTACACCTGAAAAAAAACCACCTTTAAAGTGTAATTATAATGCAGAAACTAAAGGTGCTAGAGGTGTTAAGGCAAACAACTTCGTAGCAGCATCGGTTAATAGTGCTTTTCCAGTAGGTGAAGGTAATACAATTACAATAAGTTTTGATTCATTAGTTGTACCTGACGCATTTTATGTGAAATACGGTGATAAAGAATTCTTTAGTGGATTTATGGGTGATGTTTGGAACGGAGAATATAAAAATGTTGCCTTAAGTTTAGAGGAAAAAAAGAAAATGATGTATATTCTATCTAAAAGTCAAATACATAAAATAAAAGTTACAAATGATGATGATATAAGTACCATTGACAATATGTCTAGAAACTTTGTTGGTGAATTAATGTATTATAAAGAGAGAGAAGGGTTAGTTGAAAGTATTAATACTGCGATTGGTTCTGTAGGTGGTAAATTAAAAATAACAGATATTTTTAAAGTTGGTGATGGGCAAGCCAAAAAAGTAACAGATGAAATTAAAAATATTGATATTGATACAACAAAAACTGAAAATATCTCAGTTTTTGTTGAAAAATTTAAATCTATAAGGTCTGGATATGATAACATTATGAAGAGAAACGCTTCATTTACAATAGAAAAAGAACAAAAAGATTTCCCAATTAACATATTAGTATTTTCACCATTGGATAGAACAATATTTAATATGAAAGTTGAGTGTAAATAAAATTTTTAATATTTTACCATTTCTTTTCAAAAAATTTATAGTACAATATTTATATAGAGAATGGCAAAGACTAATTATATAAATATTGATTTTCCTTTTAGAGATAGTGACAATGGTTTCTATTTTAAAATGAACAAAACTGATAAGGACGCTATTAGGGCAGACTTATTACATTTATTGTTAACTAATAAGGGAGAAAGGTTATATCTACCAGAATTTGGTAGTGACCTTAAAAAGTTCATCTTTGAACCCAATGATGAAATAACTCATGAACAAATTAAGGACAATTTAAATCAAACTATTATTAGGTTTATACCTAATTTATTGATTAATGATATATCATTTAGAAATGATGCCATCGAAGAATTAATTATTGTGGAATTAACCTATACAGTTACTGAAGGGACTTTCACAAGTACAGATACAATTACATTAACATTTTAAATATGGCTAAAAAAATAGATTACAACGCTAGGAACTTCTCAGATGTTAGACAACAATTAATAGAGTTCATACAAAAATATTATCCAGAAATATTCTCAGATTTTAATGATGCGTCTGTAGGTATGATGTTATTGGAATTAAATGCTGCGGTTGGTGATATGTTATCATTCCATACTGATAGAATGTTTAATGAAACACAAATTAGTTACGCACAGGAAAGATCTTCACTTTTAGAGTTGGCAAGAACTTTCGGATTAAATGTACCAGGTAAAAGACCGAGTATTACGATAGTAGACTGGACAGTAACCAATATACCTGTTAAAGGTGATACATTTGATATAAGTTACGCACCAAAAATTTTAAAGGGTTCACAAGCCACTGGTGCGGGTAAAGTCTTTGAATTAATGGAAGATTCTGATTTTGCATCACCATTTACGACTGGTGGGATACCAAACAGACTAATAGTACCAAACATAGATGGAAGTGGTATAATTCAAAACTATACACTTACTAAAAGAGAAATAATGTTAAATGGTATTACTAAAACTTTTAAAAGAACATTAACGAGAAGTGATTATAGACCATTTTTTGAAATTGTTTTACCTGAAGACAACGTACTTTCTATAGAAAATATCCTTACTAAAGAAGGAACCAATTTAGTAAACCAACCAACAGAAGAAGAATTTAATGACTTTAATTTAAGTTGGTATGAGGTACCTGCATTGGCACAATCGGAGGTTTACGTTATAGATGATAATACAATATCAGATAGAGAGGGAATATCTGTAGGTAAATGGTTAAACGCACCTCGTAGATTTATTAAAGAATTTACAGACAATGGTTTCTGTAAAATTATATTTGGTGCGGGTGACGCAGATACTTCAGAATTAAATAGTTTTGTTGGATGTAAGGGACAAATTGAGAGAATTGGTAAAACAGTTAATAATTTATCTTTGGGTCAAATACCACCAACCAATAACACCATTTATGTAAGATATAGAGTAGGTGGTGGAGAAGATAGTAATATAGGTGTTAATATAATAAACACTTTGGGTACGATAAACGTAGTTATAAATGGTGACTCTTCAGATCTTAATAGAATAATTAGAAATAGTATATCTGTTAATAACCCAATACCAGCATTAGGTGGTAAAGAAGAACCTTCTATTGATGAGGTTAGAAATTTAGTTAGATATAATTTCTCCGCACAAGATAGATGTGTAACTATTAAAGATTATCAGTCTAGAATACCATTAATGCCTGGTAAATTTGGTGTACCATTTAGAACGGGTGTATGGGAAGAAAGAAATAAAATTAACGTTTCAATATTGGCGTTAGATTCTAATTCTAAATTAACCACTGAGGCAACATCAACACTGAAACAAAATATTGCGGAATATTTGGCGGACTATAGGATGATTAATGATTACGTTACAGTTAAAAACGGTAGAGTTATTAACTTAGGTTTTGAAATAGATATATTCGCAGAGAAGTCAATTCCTAGAGGAGATATTATTGCAGGAGTTATCAGTAGTGTTACAGATTATTTTGACATCAATAAATGGGAAATGGGTGATAACATCTATGTATCTCAACTTATAGAAAACATTAATAATGTAGGTGGCGTACTTAACGTAACAGATTTAAGGGTTTTTAATAAAGTTAATGAAAATGGTAAATATTCATTAAATGAGATTGCACAACCTTATATTGATGAGACTACAAGACAAATTGATTTATTGGGTAAATATACTTTATTCGGACAACCTAATGGTATGTTTGAGATTAAATACCCAAATAAAGACATAAAGGTGACAATTTCTACGTCATAATAATTACTTTTCTAAAAATATAGTTAGTTTTATTAAAAAAATAAGTTATGGAATGTAAAACATGTAAAGAAAAAAGTAATAATAAAAAATCACCAAATAGTGATAATTTAGAAATCAACCTAATACCAAAATCTATTCAAGAAGGAGATTATAGTGGTAATTTCTTTTTTAAAATAATTGCGTTTGTAGTTGTAACAATTGCAATACCATTTATAATTTTAGTTTTATTAGGACAAATTTTCATGAATTTCTTTTTCCCAAAACATTTACCTAAAGTCAGTAAAAAATTTAAAGGATTTTTTATTAACATATTAAATAGTTACGCTAAATTTAAATATGATAGGGAAATTAAAAAAAGAGAAAGACAATTTGAAAAAAATGTAGAATATACAGGTAATGTAGAAAAACAAAAAGAAAAGAAAAAAGTAGATGAAGTTAAAACAGAATTTGACGACATTGAAATTTTTGAAAACAAAAAATAAAAAAGTAAAAAAGTGAAATTTTTATGTCTAAATCATATAGAATTAGGACAACACCAGGCGAAGATAATGGATATTTAAAAGTTAATGTTGACTTAACTCAAAACTATGATCATTTAGAAATATTAAGTTTAAAAATCTCACAAAAAGATGAATACCAAAGTTATTGTGCGGAATATGGTGTAATAGCAGGTAGGGTAATCATTAACAATGGGTTTGGTGTACCAAACGTAAGAGTATCGGTATTTGTACCAGTAGATGATGCAGATTTAAACGATCCAGTAAAGTCTGCAATTTATCCATATACAGAACCATTTCCCGATCAAAAAAATAGAAATGGTATAAGGTATAATGTACTACCTAGTAATCAACAAAAATTAGATCACACACCAGTGGGTACTTTTCCTAAGAAAAGACAGGTGTTGGATGATAATACTACATTAGAAATTTACGAAAAATATTATAAATATACCACAACAACTAATACTTCTGGTGATTATATATTATTTGGGGTACCTGTGGGGGATCATTTCCTTCATTATGATATGGATGTCAGTGATATCGGATTTTTATCAGTTCGACCATTTGAATTAATTGATCAAGGGTATAGTGATAACTTATTTAAAGACAGATTTAAATTTAAATCATCAAATAACTTAGATAGTCTCCCACAAATATTTTCAGAAAACATACCAATTAGAGTAGAACCTTATTGGTGTGATAGTTTAAATGTGGGTAGTGGTTTAGGTATAAACAGATTGGATATATCAATAGATAGTTTAGAATTAATACCTACGGCAATCTTTATGGGTAGTATATTTAGTGATGATGAAAAAGATTCACTAAATAAAAATTGTAAACCTGCCCGTGAAATGGGTAAACTAAATGAGGTAATAACGGGTCCTGGTAAAATAGAGGCTATTAGAAGAACGGTAGATGGTAACATTGAAAAATTTACATTTAAAGATAATTCTATTGATGATAATGGTAACTGGTCGGTATTAGTCCCTATGAACATAAGAAAAGTAGTTACTGACGAATTTGGTAACTTAGTACCGTCACCTGATGGTATAAAAGGAGTATCTACTGAAGGTGATTATAGGTTTAGGGTATCTATGGATGCAACATCTAACGACAAAAGATTAAGAGAGAGGGCAAAATACTTAGTACCAAACACTAATAATAACTTCAATTTTAGGGAATATGGAATTAATGAATTAAAAACTAGTTCAGATTTTAAAATAAACCAACAACTATCAACTATAACTGATAATACTCCCTACGCAAATGATTTAACCAATCAATATAACTACTTAGAAGAATTTTATCCATTTAGATGGAAAAAAGTATATACCGTTAAACAGTATATCGGAAGGATGCAAAAAATTGGTGGTAAGAATGGTGACGAGGCTAGAGGATTTATAGGTATAAAGGATATATTAAATGGAGATGGAGTTAATAAATTCCCAACTAATAGATTAGATACTAATTTTAACCCATTATATAGTATTATATGTTTAATATTAACAATATTTGGACACGTTGTAGGTTTTTTAAATGGGATTTTAAATATTATCAATGGTTTAATTACATCAATATGTTCGGTTAAGATACCTGTTGGTATAGGTATAGACTTGAACTATTGTATAAACTTACCGCTTAATATTGAATTGTGTAACAGCGGTAACTGTTCTGAAGATTGTGCAAATAGTGGCGGTTCGTTTTTTTCGTTATCACTTACTATTAGTTGGAGGTGTATATTTAGTAAACTTTTATGTAAAAAATGTAAGGATATATGTGGTGGTGAACCACATAGTTGTTGCCCTAATTCATACGATGAAGGGTGTCCTAGTAATGAAAATATAACTGTTCCTGCTTCTGCTGGTGTACCAGATACTCCAGCATGTTGTTCTAAATGTTGTGTTAAAGTACCATTAATACCACTAAAGTGTGCGGATGAAGGTAAAGAATATAGATTAACATTAATAAAAACTCCGTTTGGGGATGATTCGGGATGTAACGCTCAATTTGTTTTACCATTCAGTTGTAAAAATTGTGGTGGTATACAGACTCCAGGTATTAAAGACTGGGTTTCATGTGTTATGGAACCTGTTGCAGTATTTTTAAGAATGTTAAAATTTGATTTCTATAACGATTGGGTTGGTGGTTCATTATATTTCCCATTAGTTAAAAGAAAGTATAAATTAAAAAAGAGAAAAAGAAAATTCGGACAAATTAAAAAAGATAAATTTTGTGATTTTGATTGTAAGGAAAGAGGTCCGATATTAGGTTCATTCACTAATAATTTTCAAGGTGATCCTACCTTTAAACAATGGAGAATAAAAATACCATCTAACTTTATTTCTGCCCCTACAATAGTACTTAATGATTGTGTGGCTAAAGTAAGATCAAAAAGAGTTACGGATTGGTATGGTACAAATGAAAATGATTTACAAACACCTAATCTTAATTTGGCGGTAAAGGAATTAGAGTTTAAAGGTAAAAACAGTAACTTTGAAGGATGTAAAATAGTATTTAATAATTTCTCCGCATTCCAAAACACATTTAACACATTTGGTGTACAATACGAAATAAAAGATAGAGAAGTACAAGGTGAACATGGAAAACCTGAGTATGTCGAAACAGAAGACGCTGCAGGTAACTCAACATGGACAAATATTGGTGGACACGGTCATCATAGAAATATTTGTGACGACACTAGAATGATGGAAAGAAAAGAATACTTCAAAACATCATTAGATTGTGTTGAATCTAGTAATTATGAACCTTCAGAAGATGAGGCACAGGATGGATTTGGTGATATTTCACAACCAGAGGAAGAAGAACCTAGCAGTCCTCCATCACCAACTTCAGGATGTCCATCCTACACATGTGCACCTGACTGTAGTACTAATGGTGTTGCACCTTGTATCTACAATGAAACTGAATATAATAATTTTAGTAAGTTAATAAATCACGGTTTAATTAGTTGGGCAGACGGTAGTATATATTATACACCTTATATACCAAAAGGTGATGTTAAATATAATAGTAATGAATATAAGGCTAATTTGATGTTACCTACCACAATAATGGAATTGGGTAGTAGTACATATTGTGATATTGACGATATACCATTTATAATGGATGTCATTCCACCAACAACATTTAATGTTAGTTATGAGGATGTGAAGTATAAATTAGGTACGTTACAGATAAACGGTACTACGGGAAATAGAACTATCCTTAAGTTTGACGATAAAAAAGATATATCGTTAAATCTTAGGGCATATGTAGAATTATCTTGTTTTAAAACAGTTTGTATAAATACTTCTGCAAGTGTAAATCAATCCCAAATTGGTGTAGATATTATAGATAAGAATGATATTGGTATTGAGATTGGTAATTGTTTTTTAAGATTTGATCATGATGAAGATATTAGAAGTTATTTCTGTAAAAGATTTAATGGATATCAATCATCTAATTTAACATTTCACCACCAAAGACCAGGATCATTAGAGTTTGATAATTTATATAATACTTATCCTGAAATAACATTATCTGACGGTTTTAATTTATATTATAACTTAGATGGTGAACAGATACTTTCTGAATATAATGATGGTGATTCATTTATACCTGGAGATGCCTGTGGTTTTAAAAAAACAAACGGAAGTGGGGATTATTTTTATGGATTGGCACCAGGACAAACATCTTCATTTATTAATTATCCTAATGGTAATCAAACAATTAATTTTAATCAAACCGCACAATTAGATGGGGTTGATGAAATTAACCAAATAAGTGGTATAAATATAGTGGATGATTTTAATAATGGAAGTAATCTAATTAATGGAATTAAATTCAATAGAACCCAAACACCTTACTTCCTTTATTTTGGTTTAGTCCCAGGTAAAACTGCATTACACAGAACAGTATCACAATTCTTTGGTGATTTAATTGACGCAGTTACATTAGAAGGTCTTAACGCATCTAATGATACTGTTAGTGAAAATATAAATAATTCACCTAATATAAATAATGGTGTAGATAATCCATTTACCGTTTATCGAACATGTTTAGGTGAAACATTAATACAGACAACACAAGTTGGAGGTACTATAACTGCACCAAATAACCCGAATGTTGTTTTAACAACACAGGGGGTATCTAATAATTCGTCTAACTAATGGATATTAATAATAAAATATTATTGAATAGTGTTAAGTTACCTGATAATGTTAACGTAAACACACAAATTCAATTCGGTTTAAATAACACTAATAAACCTATACCGTTAAATGATATTGATACAACTGTCAGTCAATTTGAACAATTTGAAAAGGAAAGAAAGGAATGTACAAGGTATCGTTTTTATGGTGTGGTGAAACCAGTCGTCACAAATGTTTTATTTAATGAAAATATAAAAATATATGTTAAAGAACCTAAACCAATTCCTAACGTAAGTCCTGTTCCACAAATTGTTGCTAAAACAATAATGAGTAGTTCTATTTTTGAAAAAGATGGTTGGGTTGGTTCCTATAATGATGAACCAAATACTGATGAAATACAATATAATGATAATAAAAGTGCGTTATGTGAATTTTTTCCTTTTGATCCTGGATATGATAGATTGAAAATGTTAGATAGTGACGGTGCCTCAAATTACTTATTAAAAATAGTTTATCCGTTTAATACTAGAGACATTACCTTAGTTAAAAACAACTCAAACATATCCCTTAAAGACGGTATACCTATTATAGATCAATTTACTATTGATTTAAATGGTAGACAATACACAGGATTTAGGACACCGATGAATCACGGACTAAATGTCGGTGATAAAATTAGATTATATAATTTTGTTGACAACACACCTAACAATACACTTAATCTAACTACTAGATTATATAGAGTTTTTAAGTTAGGTAATCAAGTAAATGATAATAAATTAAGAACATTTGTTATTGATGTAAATCCATCAGACATTGATTTTACTTTAGGTATATCTACATTAAAAAGAAGTGTAAATAATAAGTTATCTAGTTATTATGTTAGACGATTTAAATCTTTAACTAGTTCTGATTATAAAGATTATGATTTATATCCTGCAGCGTATGGGGTTACCTATTTTAACGATGAGGTAGTTGCATTTAATTTTAAAAATGACATTGACGTTAGTTCATTAGTAGATAATTTGGGTAGACCAATAACAGAACTGTACTTATCAATATTAAAAAATGATAATGACTCAAATCCAGCATCAATAAACACACAATATTGGTTACAACAACAACAAACGTTACCACCACCGTATAACATCAGATTTTGGACTAAAATTTCTGCGGGTTATAAATTAGAAGATGATAGCAGTGTAAACTATAACATTAAATCTTATGGGGATACAACTTATCAGGGGTCAACATATTATGAAAATATAGATGAAAGTGACAATATTTTTGATGGGGATATTGTAGAATACAATGAAAGTGAGTTATTAGAAAGAAGATTAGAAAATGTATATCATAGAGTTAATACTGTTTATAGAGAATTTTTAAATTCTATAGATAGTAATAAACGTAACAAAAGGGAAGGATACTTATATACACCATTTAATTTAATTAAAATTAGAGAACTTTCTAATTATATAAATCCAGTTGTAAATTTACAACTAGTAATTGATAGGTACAACATAACAAATCCCATCGAAATAGACGAATTAAGAAAGTCCTTCCAAATACCTGATTACGCAACTGAAATTGCACCAAATGTATTTAAATGGAGAGATTTATTAGAAATTGGTGAATTTGATAATTCAGGTGCGGGTGTAGACTATCCTTTTGAGAGTGGTGCACATTATATTTATTTAGATAAAAGATTTTATTTCCAAAGACAGGATCCACCTTGTGAGTTTTCATTAATTTCAGAGGACATAGTGTTAGGGGCATCTGATGTTAATAACGTCCAACAGGATAAATTAATTAAATTATTAAATGATCCAACATTCTTAAATTATACGATAGATATACCTGCAACGTCATTGGTTAACGTCAACGATAATACTACGGTACCAAATCCACAATCAGGATTAATTGTATTTAATACGAATCCAGATATAGTAAACGGTGTCGGAGTAGGTTACTACCAATTCAATGGTAATAATTGGACTAAAGTTATATTTACATTAGATGTCGGTTCGGCAAATACTTTAGATATATTAAATTACAATGGTTTGGCAAATTTAAATATTGAAGTCACATTGGCTGATTATATTGGTGAATATGAATTAGGTAAAAGAGATGTGGCTGGTGGATGTTTAGACTTATCATTCTTAAAACAAAAAGAAATTGACGATGTTTGTTGATAGAAGAAAAATATTAATAGGTAGTTTAGGTAGTGGTACCACTATCGATATTGCATTGGGGACTAATTTCTTTCCTGTCGATAACGCGGAATTGATAGAGGATAAGTTTGTTAAAGATGAGATAGAAAAATCTATAAATCCTATAGTTGACTATAAAAAAGTTATATTTAAACCTTGTGATAAATATTGGAATATTATAGATAAATTTAAAATAAATTTAAATTTTTACACCCCAGCGAGTATACTGATAGGTAATCCTTTACATAGAGGTAATGGGGCAGAACCTGGTTTATATAAAGATATTGGGTTTATTTTTGATGATATATTTTGTAGAACTAGTAGATTCATCAATAGTTTTATAAGACTATCTCTTTACGATAACCCATATAGTGGCAAAAACCAACTATTATCTTTTTCAGACATTTACACTCAAGTAGGTAAAGATCAAGAGAATCAATACGGGTTTGTGTTACCTTTAGATAATTGTCCAATTACATTAACAATAGGTGATCCTGTATTACAACCTGAAGAAGTACATGAAGGATTTCATATCTATTGGTTTAAAGATTTGGTTGATAATGCACCAAACCAAGAATATGAGATGTATGCAGTGGTACAATTTAATAATGCGGGTAATGGTAAAATATATGAAATGGCTGCGTCAAAAGACTTTAGTCCAAACAATATAACATTAACTAATTTAGAAGGTGAAAATGGGATAACCTATCTTAAAGTTATATTAAAAAATGATAACGGTGTATATAAATACAAATTTACCCCCAATGCAAGACAACAATTGGTGCCACCTGGAGTTAATTTAAATCCATCGGGTAATGGTATACCTACATTAACATTTTGGCAAACTATACTTTAATATATTTATAAAATAGTTATGGAATATATCAGAAAAAAAATAAATTTAGAATATTACACTGTAAGGAATATACCTAAAAGTGTTTTAGTGAAAAATTCAGAAGGTAAAACGGTTATTGATGAAAGTAATCCTAAATATTATTATGGGAAAATACCTGATTATAAGATAGATTCCGAAGGGAATTACATATTAACTCAGTTAGGTCAAAAAATAGTAAATACAATAGATGTTTCACTATTTTTAACACAAGATATTGACGATATGGGTATATTCACAGATGAACCATTCGTACCTAAAAGTAGTACATTAACAGTAAAACCTGATAACTTTAATTCATTCACTTACGGTAGATTGGCAGGTGCACCTGTTAGTTTTTATTATACAAATAATGTCACAGTTAGTGGTTACACAGACGATTCCTTATTAAAACAAGTAAAATCATATAGAAAAGATTCACAAGGTAATGACATATATGTACCTAATTTGAATGTATCTAATAACCCTAAAAATAATTTTAGTGGTGTAATATCTGAAAATAATTTACAAACAGTCTATAAGATTGGTGCAAATAATAATAATATATTAAACACAGGAGTTGAATTTACTACATTTAAAAATCAATTTACAAAAACAGTAGATGAATATAATAAAGATTTGAGTTTTAATACTACTAAATTTGTATCGAAAAATGGTGGATGGAATCAATATAATGTGTCATTAAACGCTTCATTAAAAAAAGAAGAATATTTAGGTATAGTTTTTAAACCAGAAGTTGATAGTGCAGTATTTATAAATAGAGGTATAGAGGATATATTTGAAAGACACGGAATATTATCTGAAATAAAAACAAGTAATGATATCGACACAAATAGAGGTGGATTTATAAGAATATAAAAATAAAGTTATGGCAACAGGAAATTACGGAACTATAAGACCAGCAGATGTATCAATAGATGACGTTGAAATATTTTACAGTTATACACCCAATAGGGAATCATTAACTACAGTAGAACTGCAATCATTAGACCCTGCAGAGGTATTGATTCCTGCAAATAATCCAAACAACGTTAATGAAATATTTGGTGGATTATATACATTAAAATTACCAACATCAGTATTTGGTTCTAAAGGGTTTTATAGTATAGTAATACGACCTAAACAAATAAGAACAACAATACAAGATTGTGGCGTATTAATAGATAATCAAGATGTAAAAGGTATTGTATTCGACATCAATCAAATACCTTTGGAATTACAAAATAGGTTTGAAAATGGTAATTTAGTTGGTTATCGGATAGAATATTTAAAAGAACAAACGGGTACGGGACAAGATAAAATTCAAAATTTATTTAGAATTATAACGTCTAATAATAGGGCTTTACCTATATCACAAAATCAGGGTAACTCAAATGCGTCACAAGCATATACATTTAACGACAACTCTACTAGTTTATTTTGTACGGTATCGCCTTCTTCGGCACCTTCAGTTAAACCAAACGCAATACCTTTTATAGGTAATCCTCTTCAGGATGTAATCATAACAAATACGTTTTTTAATCCAGTTATGTTGGAAATAGAAATGGTGGAATTCGATGAAGAAACATTGGCATACGCACTATTCTCTAACCAAACAAAATCTTTGGAAGATGGTATTTATACTATATACAATTTTGGTAATCAGATTTACAGACAATACAACTTATATGAAGTTAAAGATCAGTTTACAGGTAAACCATTGTATGAAGTTAGGGAACAGAAATTTACCATAGACCCAACAAAAGATTTTACAGATATAACTAATTTTTAAAACGTAAATGGCGAACAATAAAAGGATAAAAATTGCAGGGTACGCTAAAAGAATATTTTTCAATGATAACATTGAATATAGGAATTTCAGTCCCGACTTAGTAGGTTTCCAACTCACTAGTGAAGGGGGGACTACGCTTTTCACTAATGGTAATTTTTCTATATCAGTAAATTTAGATCCGAAACCAAACGTATTATTTACGCAGGGTACTAAGTCTAAATTTTTTACATTAGATGATATAGTAACTGAAAATACCCCACAATTAGAAATACAAAAAAATTTAAAAACAAAACTTAATTTAGATCTAACAAATCCAATAAGTTATGTTTGGTATGGATCATCAAAAGAATTAATTAGGGCATCCTTAATTGAGATACAAAATAATTATCCTGCGGCAATATATGTAGACAATAAGGTTGGTAGTGTTACGGGTAATAATATTACAGATTATGTGTATGATTTATCTGCGGACGAATCTACATTTAAGGTAAATAGTAATTTCTTTGTTAATCCATACAATATAAAATATACTGTAGATGCACAATTCACACCTACAGAACAAACGGAAAATCCGTTAAGAAATTTCACATTAAAAAATACTTCATATGTAATTGAACATAATGGTATAAGAAAAAATATAAAAAGTATAACACCTGCAACACAAAAAACTAACTCTGAAATAGAATTAGTTGTTGAGGGTAATCCTTTTCCAGAATTAACAGGTTTAATTCTACCACAAATATCTTTTTTAAGTACACCTATAGATAGTTCAATACCCTATTTTATTAAACCAAATGAATCTGAAATAGAAAAATTCTTTTCAAGTTTAAATGAATTACAATTAAATTTATTAGATAGAAATATATACCCAAAGTATACATCTCAATTTTATAGTACAAAATTCACTGACAATGGTGTGGTACTAACATCTAAGAAATTATTTGATTTCCCAATATTAGAAGATGGATATAATCTAAACTTTTTCGATAGTTACTATATTGCTTTCTTAGATAAAATGAATCAGTTAGGTGAAGACTTAGATAATTCTAGGACTGATATCATTATAAGAAAGTATACTACTGAAGCGATAAATAGTTTTGATACCGTACCTAGGGCGGATGGAGATGACTACGTTTTAAATGGTGAGAAGGCAACTAAATTATTGAGGATATATGGGGTTGAATTTGATTATATTAAAAAATATATTAATGGAATTAAATTGGCTCACGTTGTTACATACGACAAGAAAAATAATGTACCTGATGCGTTAGTCAAAGATTTGGCATATATGTTAGGGTTAGATCCTGTAACATTTATAACGGACAACACATTTAGTAAATTATATTTACCTAGTAATGGTGGTGGTGAATTTAGTGGTACTTCTACTAATATGACACAAAGTGAAATTGATATCGAACTATATAGAAGATTGATATTAAATATTGCTTGGTTATGGAAGAGTAAGGGAACTAGAAAGGCGGTAGAATTTTTATTTAGATTTATCGGTGCACCTGAATCATTAGTTAATTTTAATGAATATATTGTAATAGTAGATAAACCTTTAGATGTTGAAGAGATAAAAAAATTATTATATATTTACACAGGTGAAGTAAATTTTAATAATATACCATATGATGATAATGGTTTTCCATTACCACCAATAAACGGTGATTTGGTTATTACAAATTATATCGATCAAACCACTGGACAATTAGTAGAGAATGATTATACTGAAATGTATTTCCAAAAAGCGGGTGGTTGGTATAGAGAGACTTATGGTTCTAATGTAATAACTAATTTGGATGGTAATAACCCACACGTTGGGGCTTATGATGGTGGTAGTGAGTATTTACAATACTTTAGTAGATGTTTTATACCAAACTTTAATTCGGAACCAACAGTAACCGTTACTGCAAAAACTTTAGGGGATAATTATTTTTTAAATTATAATCATGGGTTATTTAATAGCGTACCTTCAGCGACAACTGAATTTTTTACTACACAATTAACTTTTAATCCTGCAATTAACACATATCAGTTTATTGAAGACTGTGTTGATGTCAATTATAGTATTATTGAAACTCCTTTACAGAATGACGGTAAAACCACATTCCAACAACAATTTGAGGCTGCGGAAGAGGCATACTTAGATTACCAACAACAGATACTACAAAATAGTTATTTAGCGTATTCGCCAGAATGGTATGTAATTCAAAACAACTATACAGTGGCACAAAACAATGCACTTTTAGAAGTTTCTAGTGAAAATTGTGATATCAACCAAACACTACAAATTTGTGTTAATGAATTACCACAAGATAACTTTAAAATTGATTGTTCATCATTAAGTGCAGTAACTTGTGATCCATACATATATTTTGTAAATTCTGGTGGTACTAAAGTATCATTTAATGAATTTGCGTCTTGTTGTACTTCTGAAGGAGGACAATATGTTACATATACTAATGAAGAATGTAGAGTGGTTGAGTACTGTTCTAAAAATGCACCATGTGTAGGTAATCCAGTAGACACATTAGCAAACGGTATTATAGTATTTGAATTAAATAATAATACAATGCCGAGTAACGTTTATTCATTTAATAATAAATGTTATCAGTTAACAAAGGCGGGACAAGTTTATTTCATTGGGGTTACTAACTTATCTAATAACACTATAACGGGAGGTCAGGGCGGATCAGTTCAATCCTACTTAAATAAGATTACTACAAATATATTACCAAAAGATTTTTATACATATTTTCAAGAAGTAAATTGTGAATTAACTACAATAATTAGTAGTCCTGAATGTTGTGCGTGGTATGGGTATAATTACCAATTAATAGAAGAAAACAATGTAAGTTATATTGTTTGTACTTCAGGTAATTCTTTAACTACACCATCATCGACAACAAATGATATAGATGAATATATTAACGATTTAGGGACACAATTAGATGGTACATCAGGAACTAATGGGAACGTAGTTAGTACTACACCCGATAAAGGTGAACCTGTTCCATTTACCAACCCTTCAGTACCTCCTTTACCCTCAACACCAGTTATTGGTCTTGCAGGTACCACAGTACCAAATACTAATCCAATAGGTATGGTAGGTAGTGGTAAAGAAACTGTAGAGACACCTTTAGTAGGTGCAACATTTAAAAAAATTAATTTCCAAATTGAACAAAACGCAATACAAGAACAAATTCAAATCTATCATGAAATAGTACCACCTAATCTAAGTTCAACTTTTGTAATACCACCTTCATTATATGATACAACAATTGGGTACGTGGAATTACAAAACCCAATAGGTGAAGTACCGCAATATTATTCAACAACAATTTACGATGATTGTTTAGAAGAAGCAATTATAGTTAAAGGTGTTGGTCAAGATTGTATAGATTGTTATGAAACAATATTGAATTCATTATTTGAAGATCCAAATTTTATGGATCCAACAAATTGGGTGGTACATACAATAGATGAATACGGTAGAGTTAGTTTTACACCAACAGAATATTATAACGACTTTGTATTAGATTGGAACGCAACGGGTCAATTGGCACAATTATACCAATCAGTGGGAGCATTATTCACTCAATATACCTATGGTTCATTTTATATTGATACAATTACTAATAATTTGATACCTTATGTAGATAATGGTAATTTATATACTGAAAACCCTAATTCCATTACAAATGCGGTAGTAGATCCAAACCACATTGGTTGTGGTAGTCTAGATAATGTATCGATAGTTTTTGCGAGTGAGGCTTGGTCAGGTTTTAAATTACCTGAAGTAACAGATTGTTCTTGTAAAGTTGATTTCTCTTTTGACTATATGATAAAATATCAGACAGAGAATTTGAAAGAGTGCGTCACTAGAATAGATTGTTATCCTGCGATTATACACGACAACACACTTAATAGTTTGTATTGTATGAACTTTGTTTCATTTACAAATAGTGAAGAAGATAGTTCATTATTAGAAAATAATTTTAACGATAATGAAGATGTTACTGAAGAGTATGTTATATGGCAAAACACACAACAAAATGAACCTATTTTACAATGTTGTAATGCCGTTGGTGGTAACATCACCGAATTGAAAGAATCGTATTCCGTAAACTTTAATTGGGTTAGAAATATTACTAACACATATGGAGAAATTATAACAACACCTAATAGTCAGTTATTAAATACATTTGATTTTGATTATAGTGAATTGATTACTTATGGTACTAACTTAAATTCTATCAAAAAAGAATTAGAAAGGAGTATTGGGGACTGTTATTTCCTTAATATAGTAGAACCTGGTTGTTTTATAGATTTTAATAAATACATTACTACTACAAATATTTGTATGTTAGAAATACCATTAGAGTATGGGCTTTGGACTAATTTATATATGGACTATAAGAATACTATTGAAGGTATTAATGGCGTAATTTCGCAATATGAGTCAAACTGTGTAGTGGAAGAAACTCCTGAAAACTTACCGACTAAGGCGGTTTTAACAAATGAAATTATTAATTCAGAAAAACAAAAAAATACCGTAATTTCGGAAAAGAATACACAAGTTGATCTTTTAGTTACTGAAAATACAAAATTAAAAACTAATTTAACTGCAATTGATGTACAGATAAACCAAAAAAATAGTCAAATTGACGTAATTAATAAAGCGTTGTCAGATGTTACATTACCTTTAGATTGTATAGTTTATGAAAATGAAATTTACGCTATAGACTCATTCAATGTTGAGGGATACTGTACTACACAAATTTATGGTGATAAAAAAGAAATTACTTTAAGAGATAGGGATTTATTCAATAACTGTGTTAAAACAGAAAATGAAAGATTATCGGCACAAAAGAAAATATATTTAGAATTATTAAGTAATTGTAATAAAAACAATACATTAGAACAAGAATTAGTAAACGCTAAATTCCAAAACAATCAGAAGTTAATTAATCAGTTGATTAAAGAAATCGGTATAGTTCAAGATAACATAAATACATTATCTAAAAATTATTTGATTATTGGGAATGAGGTTACACAAACTTCCCAAATGGATCAAAATGACTATAAAAATACTATAAACGAAACTGCAAAAATACTGGGTGTTACACCTAAAGAAATTACAAATGTTGAAGGTTATATTGATTTAACGGATAGTGAAAAAATAACATTAACAATTGAATTACAAAAAAATCAAACACAAGTTAGTAGTTTAATACAACAAAAAGATGAGTTAATATATGACATTACTATAAATGAAACTAATGTAAATAAAACTACTTTTACTACAGAACAAGTGGTAGATGTTATCACACAAGATTTGGCTGAAGTACCTAGTCCTTGTGATCCCACAATACCTAATCCTTGTTGTACTCAAGAATTATTGAATTATTTAAATAATACTTTAGAATTACTTGAAACAAACCTTTTAGAAATTACTGATATTACTGAATCTTTATATGATGATTGGTATTCTGAAATATTAACACAGTACAATAATTATATTAATAATACTGAAAGTTATTTAACATTAATTGATAATTTAAAACTTAATTTTAAATTATTTGTTGATAATAATAATTTAGTTTATACAAATCAAGTAGACTCAAATCTTACATACTTACCCTACACTCAATCGGTAAACCCTTTTTGGGAATTTGATCCTTCAGTTGGGTATAGTGGTATTATTTTAGATGGTAGTGAACAAGATATTGCATTAATTCAAGATTCAGTATTTACAGAACTATCTAATTCTAATACACCTTATAATTCTAATTTATTTGAACCTAATTGGGGTACATTTAATTTCACTATACCAGAATGTGTATGTGATGACTTAAGAAGATTATACCCTAACAAAGAATTTTTCTTCTCAGTAGAAATAGAAAATTATAACTGTTCAGTATGTTTACTTATAGATAACATTATTATTAATGTATCTGATTGTAAAACAGAAAGATTAGTTTCATTAAATAATTGTTTAATACCACAATTAAGTTGTGTTATTGATAATAAAAAATCTTGGGTTTATACTGATCAAGGAATTATTACTGAAACAGTATATCCTGACGGTCCTTGTAATACCGCATCCACCAATAACTATCAAGTAGTTAAAATGGGTACACCTGAAGAAAGATTGTGGACAGATTTAGAATATAGATATACTAACTACGATGTTAATCACTCAGATTTAATAATAAATGTTAAAAATACTACATTTAGTATTGACCCATCTAAGGCAATAGAGTGTGACGTATTTAATTATTGGAAAAATATAGACTGTGATGGAGGTTGTCCAACAAGTTGTACATCTGCCAGTACGGTAGTGTATAGTGGAATGGTATACAGTTCTACCACATTATTAGATTATACATTAGACTTATCTGCATCTACAACAGGGTTAACATTTAGTTGTTCAACGTTTACTGATATCTTAGAAAATCAAGTTACTGAATTAAAAAATCAATATTATACCTTAACTTCTGATTATAATAATTCATTAAATGCGACATATTATGATTTATTAAATTTAGGTTATGGTCTTTCTAATTTTGAAATTCAGAACAATAATTGTGGGACTGATACATTGGTTATTAATAATAACCAACAAACAAATAATTTATTTGGTTTAATAACTGAAAATTATGATGGTACAATATCAGTTTACGAATCATATATCTATAGTGGTAGTACACCATATACTGGTGGCACATTAGTACAAGTTTTAAGTGGGGTAACTGCACAAACATTTAACCAAACAACCTTTGTAAACGAAGAATGTTGTAAAACAATAAATAATTTACTTAATGGTGAGGGTACTGAAGGTTTAGGTTTAGGTAAAAACTATCAGTGGGATAGTAGTTTATCAAAATGTCTATGGAAACCAATTGACGGATGTAGTGTTTGTGAAGGAGACTGTGAATATTGTGGAACTTTAAATGAATGTTCTAATGGGTATTATAGTGGTAGTTCATATAATATCTGTATTAATCCATTGGATTATTTAGATATACAACCGTCAGAAATTAATGTTAAGGACGTATTTGATCAATTAGTTCAATCAAATTTAATAGATGTAAAGAGTAGACAAACTATAAGTGATTACCCACTTCTAAGATTATTCTACGAACTTTATTTAAATGCTAATAATTGTGGTAAAGAATTATCTGGTAAATTCACATATAACACTATGTTTGAATTTATGGATAAAATTGGTGATTATTGGTTAAATTTATTAGAACAAGTGGTACCTGCAACTACAATTTGGGAAGGTTGTGACAATTCAGGTAAAATTTATAGAAATACTATTTTTGATCAAAATAAATTCCAATATAAAAGATATAGTTTAAATCTTATTGAGACAACAAATAGTTGTCCATTAAGTGCGTACACCGATTTTAGTATTGGTTCTGAAGATGTTTATTCATTAGTAGAACAAATACCATTGTTCCCTACTAATGATACTATAAACAATATTAAAAATCAAATAAGAATCAAAAATATACAAATTGAGTTAGTAAAAGATAATATTGCTGCACAAAATAAAATATTGTGTTCACTTAATTTACAGGATTTTGATACCCCTAATTTACAATCACAGATTGATTCGGTTAGTGCACAAATTACATTATTAACTAATAATCTAAATAATTTAGAAACACAATTAAGTACTTTATATACTGACTTAAGTGCTGAAGAAACTAAATATTTGTTACAACAACAAAATTACTATAGTAACTTTATGAGTTGTAGTGGACTTACTGAAACTTTACTACAGGCAGAAAATAATTTAAATAACTTTATATATGGTACTACACTATATGAAAGACAAAGAAATTATATTGCAATTTTAAGAGATAAAATATATAAATGTGTTAGGGCATCTAATACATTAATAAGTGATTATAATACAGTATTCATAACACAGATATATGATACAAATGAATATGAAGGTAATGTGACTATAATTGGGGATCCTGATTGGGAAGATGGTGGTGATTTTTATAATCAAGAATTAATACATAATTGTACAACAGAATAAAATTAAAAAGTATTTATATATAAATGGCTAGTATAAGAGGTAAAATAGAAAATCCAATTTCTGTTTCGGCAAATGTGATAAGTGAAATAGAATCACCTGTGGATGTAAGAGTATCTACTGATGTGCATTTTAATGCTTCATCTTTAACTACTTTTATTGAAACGGAAACTGCATTATTCCTACCATTAGATTTATCTAATGCAAAAAATTTATATGTGTTAAGTAACCCACAAAGTTACGGTAATACAATTTTCTCAAACCTTTTAACTGAAAAATACTTATTATTTTCTTTATCGGGTAACAGTAGTGATAGTAATATGGTTATATCGGTAGAACCGAATAATGACTTATTGTATATAGATAAAGGTAAAAAATATAGTTTATTATCTAGTAGGGGTGAAACTGAAAATTTTGGTTGGGAACCTTTAAGTAATAGTTATAAGTACTCACATATAGAGAGAACAGATTTCGATAGTTTTGATTTTCCACAAGTTACGATAAGTGGAACTAGAAAAATCCCAACATCTACTGGAGACACACTTTGTGGTCCAGTAACATATACGGGTTACACATATGATAGATTAAATTATAATTGGTATTTTGGTACCAACGCAGGAATCACTTTTAACCCTATACAATCTGGAGGGACACCAACATCCATTAGTGGATCGGTAGTATCTCAAGAAGGGGTATCTTCGATATCTAATAAAGAAGGTAGTTTACTATTCTATACGAATGGGCAAACAGTTTATACGAGTGGTAATACTGTTATGGTTAATGGTACAGGACTTTCTAGTTCAGGAACATCTACACAATCATCAATTATAATACCTAGACCGAACACAAATAAGTATTTTATATTTGTAACAGATTACAGTGGATCAACAAATGGGTTTCAATACTCTATTGTAAATATGGATTTACAAAGTGGTAACGGAGAAATAGAAAGTAAGAATATAAAATTACTCACTACACCTACCACAGAAAAAGTTACATCGTGTTTACATAGTAATGGTGAGGATTATTGGGTTATAACACATACAAGTGGAAATACAAATTTTTATTCCTACTTAGTAACACAAAGTGGGTTGAGTGGTCCAGTTGTAACAAGTATTGGTAGTACTCATAATACTATGAGAGGATATATGAAAACTTCACCTGATGGTACTAAGTTAGTATCGTTATTATATGATGAAGATATTGTAGACATTTTCGATTTTGATTCTTCTGCTGGTACTTTAAGTAATTTAATAACAATTACAGGTTTTTCATATAATGTTGGACCATACGGTTTAGAATTTTCTTCTGACTCTTCTAAAATTTATATTTCGGAAGGTGCAGGAGAAGAAATATATCAGTTTGATTTATCTTATAGTTCATCTACAAAAATTGAAGAGAATATTATAAAGGTTGCGGAATTAAGTGGTGCTAGTTTAGGTGCGTTACAAATGGGTCCTGATGAAAAAATATATGTTGCAGATTACGGTAAAGATTATTTACATATGATACACAGACCAAACGGTTTAGGAGTACTATGTAATTTTGAAGAAAATGGATTTAGTTTAACAACTTCGGGTGTGACTGGAACAACATCCACATGGGGATTACCTAATGTAATTACAAATAAAACATTATCACCTGATAGATTTGTTTATCTAATTAATAGTGGTAGATTAGGGTATTTATTTAACCTTTTAGTAAATAATGTTAACGATGTTGTTGAATCTAAAAATTTATCTTATTATGGTGAGGTTTATAAATATGATCAAACAAATAGTGGGTTTACTAATTCTGCATTATACAATTTTAGTGTGGGTTATGAAAATCTAACAGGTACTACTGGTAATACAATATATTTACCTTCAGTTAATTTAGGTGAAGGAGAATTTTTAATTAAATCTTATTGGCAGTACAATGTAAATACTTTTTTAGCGAAACAACAAGAAGTTAGGAAGAATAATATAGATACATATAAAAGAGGTATTCTTTATGGTTTATATTATCCTGAAACTGATTGGTATTTTATTAGTCTATTTGAGGCAGAAAAACCGTTGTTTGATAATTCAGTTGCACCTGCACCTGCTAGTATAGATACATTAGTAGTACAAACAGTATTCACTAATAGTGGTACTACACAATATGTAGTTAACGGTTTATCTGACCCAATAGTTAGTTATAATGGTTCAGTCTTAGCCAAAGGTATAGAGTATAGTGCAAACACAACGGCTTCAACACCTTATGTACAGTTATTGTTCACACCTTTAGATAAACAAATATTGACATACGCGTATGTGGATAATGGTACATCTAATAATTTATATGGGGACGTATATTCAATCACCTCACCGATAGTTAGTGGATCCACAGGTACCCAAACTACAAATGATAGAGTTTTTTATAATACGACTGAAAATAAATATGAGTTTTATTTAGTGTCTTCCCCTGCAAGTGATATAGTTTTATCGATAAATGGATCAATACTTTCAAAAGGTATAGAGTACTATTCGTCTACATCTAACGATAGAAGAATTATCTTAGAAGATACATTAAATGTTGGGGATATTATAGAAGCCTTCTATGTACCCAACTCAAATATAAATGGATTAGTTCCAACAAATACACCTGCAATAAGTTGGTCAATAAATTCTGCACCTATAAGTGTTAATGGTAAATTTACTATAGAGTTTGCTGATCCTTCAGATACTAATTTTCAGAATATACAATATAGTAGTGTAACTGATTATGTTGTAGGTGAAAAAACTTATAAAATATTCGTAACATTGACAAATGCGTCCGCTGGTGATAAATTTATATATAGAATAAAAAATGAAAAATTTTATACACCTATTATAGGTGAAGTTATATATAGTTATTCTTATAGTGATGTAAGTTCTATAGAGATACAATATAATAGTGGGAACGCATATTAAAAAATAATAACATTCAACATATTTATTAAATAAATAAAAGAGAAAAATGAGTTATATAAATAAACAAAGTACTACCTTAGTAAGAGTAAAATTAACTGATATTGGTAGAGAACAATTAGCAAAAGGACAATTAACTTTCGCCAACTATATGATTGGTGATTCAGAAGTCGACTACAATTATGTGAAAGGTTGGAGTGAATTTGTACCAAATATTGGTGCGTCAACTGGAGAATTTTGGTTCCCAGAGGCAGATGGGAATATAGTTAAAAATATATATTCTAAAGTTTTACGACCTAAAGATGATAACCCTTTCTTTTCTTCTTTTTTACTTAATCAATCAAATCAATTCATTTTTCCACTTAATCAACAAAGTAATATACAATTAATAAAAGGCATTGTCACAAATCAAGCGGACGATAGAGGATTTTTCTCTGGTTCTACGGTAGATAGTGGTTTAGTCGCACAAACTAGTTCTAATTTTATTTTAGAACAAGGTACTATTAATTTAAATAAATTTAGTGGTGCTACTGATTATACTACATTTACACAGGGTGTTTTAACATTAAACACTCCATTAACTGCAACTAGTGTAAACGATTACATTATTTTTAGATTTAGTAACCCTACATTGGGTAATATTACTGGATCAACAATGACATCTGCCACAATAAATACGGTTTATAATATAACCAGCATTGCGGGATCAACCATTAAAGTGGATAGGGCATTACCAACACTTAGTGCGTATGGTGGAACTATCATAACTTATTATACATTACCAGGAGGTGATGATCCTATGGACACATATTACGGTGCTAGTAGTTTATCTGCGTATTGGAATTCGGGTACACTATCATTCCAAAATAGTTGTGATAT